AAAAGTAGGTGCCGCCCCGCACAGGGGCGACGCTTGGAGCACGAAGGCGAAACGCGGATGCCAGCGGAAGGGCTAGAACAACCAAATTGGCCAATGCGAACGCATATGCCACCGGCAGACTAAAAAAACTCACCTCGCGAGAGAAGCCAAATCCCACCGTGGCTTCACGGTAAAAGCATAGTCATTACCAGCCTGCGCGGGCCAGCGTTCCAGCCGAAGCGCGCCGGCGAGCGCAATCATCGCGCCGTTATCAGTGCACAGCGAGAGGTCAGGATAGTGCACATGAAACCCGCGCATCTTCGCGGCAGCCGAGAGAGCCTCACGCAACTGCCGGTTCGCGCCAACACCACCCGCGACAACAAGCCGCTTGAGCTTGGTCTTCTTCAGCGCCGCGAGCGATTTCGCAGCCAGCACATCGACGGCCGCGTCGACAAAACCACGCGCCAGATCAGCCTTAGCCTGGTCGCACACATTGCTGCCAAGCTTCTTGACATGCGTCAGCACAGCCGTCTTCAGCCCGCTGAAACTGAAATCCAGGTCACCGGAATGCAGCATCGGACGTGGCAGCACGACAGCGCCCGGCGTGCCGAACTCCGCAAGCCGCGACACTTCCGGCCCGCCCGGATAGCCGAGTCCAAGCAGCTTCGCGGTCTTATCGAAGGCTTCACCGGCGGCGTCGTCGAGCGTCTCGCCGAGTGTCTCGTAGACACCCACATCGGTGACGCGCATCAGTTGCGTATGACCGCCCGACACGAGCAACGCGACAAACGGAAACGGCGGCGGCTTGTCGACAAGCAGCGGCGACAGCAAATGCCCTTCCAGATGATGGATGCCGATAGTCGGCTTGTCCCACGCCATCGCCAGCGCATTGGCGATACTCGCGCCGACCAGCAGCGCGCCCGCGAGCCCCGGGCCCTGCGTGTAGGCGATCGCGTCGATGTCGCCGCGCGCGGCGCCCGAGCGCTCCAGCACCTCTTCGAGCAGCGGCAGCGCACGCCGGATATGGTCGCGCGAAGCCAGTTCCGGCACCACGCCGCCATATTCGCGATGCATCGCGATCTGCGAATGCAGCGCATGCGCGAGCAGCCCGCGCTCCGTGTCGTAGAGCGCGAGGCCGGTTTCGTCGCAGGAGCTTTCTATGCCGAGAACGAGCATGATTCGACCGTCGATCGGGCGCCTGACGTGCCGCCCGAAACATCAGAAAAGGAACCTGAAAGTATAGCAGCGCAGGCAAGGTGCCGCCGGGCGCGCCCGGCGTGGCGGTTACAATGCAGCCCCATGGAATCCTTCGACATCGCCGTAATCGGCGCGGGCGCGGCGGGCATGATGTGCGCATCGGTGGCGGGGCAGCTCGGCCGGCGCGTCGTGCTGATCGACCACGCGACGCGGCTCGCCGAGAAAATCCGCATTTCGGGCGGCGGCCGCTGCAACTTCACGAATCTGTACGCCGGGCCGAACAATTATCTGTCGGCGAATCCGCATTTCTGCCGTTCCGCGCTGGCGCGCTACACGCCGCGCGATTTCATGGCGCTGCTCAAGCAGTACCGGGTGACGTGGCACGAGAAGCACAAGGGACAACTCTTCTGCGATCAGTCGAGCGACGCCGTCATCGACGTGCTCAAGAGCGAATGCGACGCGGGCAACATCGCGTGGCGCCGGCCGCTCGCCGTCGAGCAGGTGCGCCACGCCGATTCCGACGGCTTCACGCTGGACACACGCTCCGGCCCGATCCGCGCCCGCGCGCTGGTGATCGCGACTGGCGGTCTGTCGATTCCGAAAATCGGCGCAACCGATTTCGGCTACCGGATCGCGAAGCAGTTCGGCCACAAGCTCATCGACACGCGCCCGGCGCTCGTGCCCCTCACGTTCGCTCCCGCCGACTGGCAACCGTTTGCGGAGCTGTCGGGCGTGTCCCTGGAAGTGCATCTGGCGACGGGCGTGAAGAAAGCGGGCGGCGAGTTCGTCGAAGACCTGCTGCTCACGCATCGCGGGTTATCGGGCCCGGGCGTGCTGCAGATTTCCAGCTACTGGCAGCCCGGCGAGCCCGTGCACGTCAATCTGCTGCCCGAGCAGGACGCCGTCGCCGCGTTGCTCGACGCGAAAAGCGCGACCAAGCGCCAGATCGGCAACCTGCTTGCCGAATGGGTGCCCGCACGCCTCGCGCATGTCTGGTTGCAGACCCACGGCGTACCCGCCGATGCACGGCTCGCCGATCTGCCCGACAAGTCGCTGCGCCGGGTCGGCGAGGCGCTGTCGCGCTGGTCGCTCACGCCGAACGGCACCGAAGGCTACAAGAAGGCCGAGGTGACGCGCGGCGGCGTCGATACGCGCGAACTGTCGTCGGCGAGCATGATGAGCGCGCGCGTGCCAGGCCTCTATTTCATCGGCGAGGCAGTCGACGTGACGGGTTGGCTAGGCGGCTACAACTTCCAGTGGGCGTGGGCGTCGGGCGTGGCTGCCGGGCAGGCGGCAGCGGAATTCGCGGCCGTCGGGTAGCCCGTAAAAACGGGCCCGGACGCCCGTCAAATCAGGGCTTGACACCTTTATACGATTGTGCGAAACAACTGCTATACTTTCCAATCTTTGCCAAGCTCCGTTATTGAAAGATGACGACGATCCGCTTAAAAGAAAACGAGCCTTTTGAAGTTGCGATGCGCCGCTTCAAGCGCACGATAGAAAAGAACGGGCTGTTGACCGAACTTCGTGCTCGCGAGTTTTACGAGAAGCCGACATCCGAGCGAAAACGAAAGAAAGCAGCGGCAGTGAAGCGCCTTTTCAAGCGCCTGCGCAGCCAGCAACTGCCCAAGAAGTTTTACTGATTCAACGTGAAGTCGCGGCGCTCGCCCGGTCTCTTGAGCGATAGCGAAAGCGGCGGCTCACACAAGGTGGCGGCGCGGGAGCATGCCGGCGCTTGCGGTAACTGGCCGCGCATGTGGCCGCTTGAGTGGCCGCTCACGCCGGAAGGCGCGACAGGCCGCTTCGGTCCACGCTCCGCAAGGCCGTATCCAGGTGCACGGTTCACCGCGTATTTGGCACTAACCCGCTTGAGGAACGATCCCAAGCGGGTTTTTGCGCTCTGCGCCGCGTCTTCACCCGTATTTTCAAACCCTCCACGCATTCAGGTGAACGATGAGTCTCAAAGTCCGAATCAGCGACGACATGAAAGCAGCGATGCGCGCGCGCGAAACCGAGCGTCTCGGCACGATCCGTCTGCTGCTCGCTGCCATCAAGCAGCGTGAAGTCGACGATCGCGTGGAACTGGACGACGCCGCTGTGACAGCCGTCGTCGACAAGATGATCAAGCAGCGCAAGGACTCGATCGCCCAGTTCGAAGCGGCTGGCCGCACCGATCTCGTCGACAAGGAAAAGGCCGAACTGGACGTGCTGGCCGCCTACATGCCCGCGCAGCTGTCGGACGCGGAAGTGGCAGCCGAAGTGCAGGCGGCAGTCGCGCAGGTCGGCGCCGCGGGTCCGCAGGACATGGGTAAGGTGATGGGCGTGCTCAAGCCGAAGCTCGCCGGCAAGGCCGACATGACGGCCGTGTCCGCGCAGGTCAAGGCCGCGCTGTCGAAATAAGCCCCGTTTCGTTTGCCGCCGTGCGCGCGCCCCATTCCGGGGCGGCGCGCATGGCCGGGTGTGTTGCGCACCCTTGCCTCATCCTTTTTAAGGCCGCGTCTGCATTGTGATCCCGCATTCCTTTCTGCAAGACCTGCTGAACCGCGTCGATATCGTCGACGTGGTCGGCCGGTATGTGCAGCTGAAAAAAGGCGGCGCGAACTTCATGGGACTCTGCCCGTTCCACAACGAGAAGAGCCCTTCGTTCACCGTTAGTCCGACTAAGCAGTTCTATCATTGTTTCGGCTGTGGCGCGCATGGCACGGCCATTGGTTTCCTGATGGAGCACGCGGCGCTTTCCTTTCCGGAAGCCGTCAACGAACTGGCGCAATCCGTCGGTCTGACCGTGCCGCAAGAGCCTTCGCCGATGCGCGGCGGCGTTGGAGCCGGCGGCGCGGGAGGTGGCGAAGGCTATGCGCCCGCCGTCTCGAAAGCTGTGACGACGGCGCTCTCTGACGTGATGTCGACGGCCAGCGACTTCTACAAGACGCAGCTGCGCGGCGCGCCGAACGCGATCCAGTATCTGAAGAAGCGCGGCCTGACGGGCGAGATCGCCAAGCGCTTCGGTCTCGGCTATGCGCCCGATGGCTGGCAGAACCTCGAAACGGCATTCCCCAACTATCGGGACGATGCGCTCGTCGAGGCGGGCCTCGTGATCGTCAGCGAGAAGTCCGACGCGCAGGGTCAGAACCGCCGCTACGACCGTTTCCGCGAGCGCGTGATGTTCCCGATCCGCAACGTGAAAGGCCAGGTAATCGGTTTTGGCGGACGCGTGCTGGACGGCGGCGAGCCCAAGTATTTGAATTCGCCCGAAACGCCTTTATTTAACAAAGGCAGCGAGCTGTACGGCCTGTTCGAGGCGCGGCTGGCGATCCGCGAACAGCGTTACGTGCTGGTCGTCGAAGGGTATATGGACGTGGTTGCGCTTGCCCAGCTGGGCTTCGAGAACGCGGTTGCGACGCTAGGCACTGCCTGCACGCCGATTCATGTGCAGAAACTGATGCGGCAGACGGATACGGTGGTGTTCAGCTTCGACGGCGATTCGGCCGGGCGGCGCGCGGCACGCCGAGCGCTCGACGCCTGCCTGCCGCATGCCGCCGACAACCGCACCATCCGCTTCCTGTTTCTGCCTGCCGAGCACGATCCCGACAGCTATGTCCGCGAATTCGGCACGGACGCCTTCGCGGAGCAGGTGCGCCGCGCGATGCCGCTGTCGCAGTTCCTGTTGAATGAAGTGCTGGCGGGTAAGGAACTGGACCAGCCGGAAGGCCGCGCGCGGGCGCTGTTCGATGCCAAGCCGCTGTTGCAGATGCTGCCCGCCAACGCGTTGCGCGCGCAGATCATGCATATGTTCGCCGACCGGCTCGACGTGCCGTTCGAGGAAGTGGCCGCGCTATGCGAAGTCGACGCGCGGATCGCCGCCGTAGCACGCAGCGCGCCTGCCCGCAAAGACCGGCGCAGCGTGACGGGGATCGAGCAGCGGGCGCTGCGCAATCTGGTGATGCACCCGCGCATCGTCGCGGTGCTCGGCGAAGAGGAAGAGCAGGCGCTGCTGACGGTCACGCGGCACGGCGAACTGTTCGAGGAAGTGACGACGCATGCCCGTGGGTTGGGCGACACGGCCGAATTCCAGTTGCTGTCGGACCTGTTGCGAAACGGGGCTAACGCCCCCACCTTCGAGGAAATCTTCCGGGAAATTCTGGACTATGATGAAAACGTTCGGGATCTGCTGTTGAAGAATCCCGAAGACGCGACGGTCGCCGAGGAGCGCCGTGAACACGAGCGCCTCGCCGGGGAAGAATTGAAAGCGGCCATTCTGAAAATGCGTTACGACGCTTATAGCGAGCGGCTGGATCAATTGTCGCGTCAGTCGAGGCACACCCCGGAGGAGTTGCTGGAGTATCAGGAATTGAGCAGGACGTGCGCTGACATGAAGCGTCAGCGCGGGCAGTGAAAGGGAAGCGCTGAAAGGCCGAATGCTATAATTAAAAGATTTCAGCGGTTTTGTTTTTCTCCAGGCAAAGGCGATATAAGGCGATTGCAATGGTAAAGACTACAGGCGGAAAAAAGGCGACAGGCAGCGGCTCGGACGAGCCGAAAACGACCACCGGGGTCAGCGCAGCCGGGTCGGCTCCTTCCGTACCAAAAAAGTCTGCCGAAACCGCTGCTACGCCGGTTGCCCGGAAAAAAGCCTCGACCGTTTCGGCCGCGCGGGCGGCATCGGTGACATCGAAGTCGGTGGCGTCGGTCGCGAAGCGGCAGGGAGTCAGCAGCGAAAGGGAAGCGGATGTCGCGCAGGACGATGCGGCTCCCCGCGAGTCTTTGGTATCCACGGTTCAACCGGCTGTCGTCCAGCAGCCGGCAGTCGAGACTACAGCCGGTATGGCGAACTCCATGACGAAAAAGCTGAACGAAGTATCCGTCGATGACGACGCATCCCCGAGCGAAGAAGCAGCCGCCGCAACTCCCGCTACGGGCAAGGTCGAAAAGGTCAAGGCACGCGACCGCCGCGCAAAGGAGAAGGCGCTGCTCAAGGACGCGTTCGCGTCTTCGCAGCCTGGCACCGTCGAGGAGCTCGAAGAGCGCCGCTCGAAGCTGCGTGCGCTGATCAAGCTCGGCAAGGAGCGTGGCTTCCTGACCTACGGCGAAATCAACGACCACCTCCCGGACAACTTCACGGAAACCGAGGCGATCGAAGGCATCATCAGCACGTTCAACGACATGGGTGTCGCCGTCTACGAACAGGCGCCCGATGCCGAAACGCTGCTGCTGAACGACAACGCCCCCAACGCTTCGTCGGATGATGAAGTGGAAGAGGAAGCAGAAGTCGCGCTGTCCACCGTCGATTCCGAATTCGGCCGCACGACCGACCCGGTGCGTATGTACATGCGCGAAATGGGCACGGTCGAGCTGCTCACGCGCGAAGGCGAAATCGAAATCGCCAAGCGCATCGAAGACGGCCTGAAGCACATGGTGATGGCCATCTCCGCCTGCCCGACCACGATCGCCGACATTCTCGCGATGGCCGAGCGTGTCGCGAATGAAGAGATCCGCATCGACGAACTGGTCGACGGCCTGATCGACACGAACGCCGAGGACACAGACGGCTTCTCCGAACAGGAAGCCGAAGCGATCGAGAACGAGGAAGAAGAAGAGGCAGAGGCGGACGAGGAAGAAGAGGAAGACGACGACGGCGCCGCGCAAGCGACGGCCAACGCCGCCCAGCTCGAAGAACTGAAGCGGATGTCGCTCGAGAAATTCGCGATGATCAGCGAATGGTTCGACAAGATGCGCCGCGCGTTCGAAAAGGAAGGCTACAAGTCGAAGTCCTACCTGAAGGCGCAGGAAACCATTCAGGAAGAGCTGATGATGATCCGCTTCACCGCGCGTACGGTCGAGCGTCTGTGCGACACGCTGCGCGCGCAGGTGGACGAAGTGCGTCAGGTCGAGCGTCAGATCCTGCACACGGTGGTCGACAAGTGCGGCATGCCGCGTGCGGAGTTCATCGCGCGTTTCCCGGGCAGCGAGACGGACCTCGAATGGGCCGACAAGATCGTCACCGAGAATCACGCGTATAGCGCGATCCTGTCGCGTAACGTGCCGGCCATTCGCGAGCAGCAGCAGCGTCTGCTCGACTTGCAGGCGCGTGTCGTGCTGCCGCTGAAGGACCTGAAGGAAACCAATCGCCAGATGGCGGCGGGCGAACTGAAGGCGCGTCAGGCGAAGCGCGAAATGACCGAGGCGAACCTGCGTCTCGTGATCTCGATCGCGAAGAAGTACACGAACCGTGGTCTGCAGTTCCTGGATCTTATTCAGGAAGGCAACATCGGCCTGATGAAGGCCGTGGACAAGTTCGAATATCGCCGCGGCTACAAGTTCTCGACGTACGCAACGTGGTGGATCCGTCAGGCCATTACCCGTTCGATCGCGGACCAGGCGCGCACGATCCGTATCCCGGTTCACATGATCGAGACGATCAACAAGATGAACCGCATCTCGCGTCAGATTCTGCAGGAAACCGGTCTCGAGCCGGATCCGGCAACGCTGGCCGAGAAGATGGAGATGCCGGAAGACAAGATCCGCAAGATCATGAAGATCGCGAAGGAGCCGATCTCGATGGAAACGCCGATCGGCGACGACGACGATTCGCATCTGGGCGACTTCATCGAGGACAACAACACGGTCGCGCCGGCCGACGCCGCGCTGCACGCCAGCATGCGCGATGTCGTGAAGGACGTGCTCGATTCGCTGACGCCGCGCGAGGCGAAGGTGCTGCGCATGCGTTTCGGTATCGAAATGAGCACGGACCATACGCTCGAAGAAGTCGGCAAGCAGTTCGACGTGACGCGTGAGCGTATCCGCCAGATCGAGGCGAAGGCGCTGCGCAAGCTGCGTCACCCGAGCCGCTCGGACAAGCTGAAGTCGTTCCTCGAAGGAAACTGACCGAACCTGTTTGCTGGCCGTAACACGTGGCACTACGTCAGGGCTTCCCGATAGCTTTGTTCAGCGAAGCGATCCCGGAAGCCCTGTTTTCGTGTAGTATGTCGGCCAATCGACAGACAGGCCCGGCCTTCAGACCGGGTCTTTTTGTTGGTTTTCTCCAGCTTCCGTTGCGAAGCATCGTTGGGCCGGACGCCGTGCTGGTTGCAGGCAGCGGACTCATAATCCGCCTCCGAAAGGACACCGTGGGTTCGACTCCCACCCGGCCCACCAATCCCGATAAGCATTCCGCGATTTCGCCCCGATAGCTGTCGAATCAGGGGTGTGGGTTTTTCTGCCAGAAACGAGATTTGCGCTACTACCGCTTCTGCCCGATCCGCGCGACCGCGTCGGCCAGCCTGTCCGTGACCAGGTGCGAATAGCGCTTCGTTGACGCCGTAGACTTGTGGCCCAGTACCCCGCCAACCGTGAACAGGTCAATCCCGGCGTTGATCATCTCTGACGCGGCGCCATGGCGCAGATCGTGAAACTTCGTCTCTGCATGCCCGGCGGCCTCGCGGGCCTTGATCCATTCCGTTTCAAACTTCTTCACCTTGATCGTGAAGCGCACGCGGCGCGCTAGCACGGCGATGCGCGGATGAATCGGGATTATGCGTGGGCGCCCGTTCTTGGAGTCGTCGAGCGAATATCCACTTCGCGTGACCTTGGCGCGTAGGATCTCGCCGCGGCGCATGCCGGAGTAAAAGGCGATACGGATAGCAGCTCGGACCTCTCGGTCGCCGCAGGCGCGCGCGATCTCCAGCATCTCCCGGCGTTGTGGATAGTGGTGACGCTCGTTGTTGACGCCCGGAATCACCATGCGTGCAGTCTGATCGGTTTCCAACCTACCGACCTTGTGCGCGTATTTGATCGCCGCACGGATGTACGCGAGGACGTTGCGGATCGCCCCATCCGTTAGCGGGTGTTTGGCGATGCCTCCCCGGTCAGTTGACGCCCGCAGGTAGCCTACGAACGACTTCGACCATTCGTGCAGCTCAAGCGCGTCTTGCTCGGAAAATTCCGGTGCCCACTTTTCGAGAATCTGCATTCGCTTCTTCGCGTCCTTCCAGCCACGGCTCTTGTCTGCGAAGTGCGCCATCACGCATTCGCCGATCGTCACGACCGGCTTGCGCGCGCCGGCGGCTATCTCGTACTGCTCACTCTCCCATTTGCGCGCTAGCTCGTCTGCTGCTTTGGCAGAAATTCCCGGAGGGAGAATTTTGGTTTTTCGAATGCGCTGACCCTCGATGACGCGCTCGAACGTCCAGCGGTAGCGACGGCGGCCGGCTTTTGTAATGGTTTCGATTGGCATGACGCGAGAAATTTATAAAGCGATTCGAGTTCGTAGACGTGGGTTTTGTGACCGAGCTTGTAGCGCTGGATGATCTCGCCGGCCCGGTCAATTCGGCTGATTGCATATCGAGGCACGCCGAGGATCTGCGCGGCCTCGGTGGCGCTCACACGTTTTCCCTTTGCGATGTCCATGCGATACCCCAGTGTTTTCTCGTTGTTTCGATTACTTGCTCTACTGCTTCGCTCATCTTTTTTACCGAAAAGGTTTCACGCTGCTACGATCGTCGTACCACCACCACCGGAGCGGTTGATGTCAGAAAGGCAAGAAAAACCCTATCGCGGCCATACTCTCACTGCACTCGTAACAGAGAACCCTGACGGGACGTTCTTTATCGCGAGCATCACTTTGATGAACGATGCGCAGGGCGCTCTTATGAGTTCGGCACCGCCAAACGGGAAATTTAAGACAGAAGCGCTTGCGTTTTCTGAGGCATTCAAATTCTTGAAAGACATCGTCGACAGATTCATTGACGGTCAGACAATGGAATTCCCGAGGCGGAAGGCTGAATAGTTCGGCTCTCGCTTCCCGCGGACACAACTCGTTTCTCTGACAACAACCGGCGTTGCCACTCGATTGCGTCGGTTGGCGACCCCAGTTCTCCGGTTGCTCGCCGTCGAGCGCACATTGCACCGGCCTGACGCCAAGTGATCTCGATGGTGCCGGCATCTACCGCGAGGGCTCTCTTCGAGAGTGCAATGTCGTAATGGCTGTGCTTGGGGGGCGCTTGCCACCAACGGCGCGCTACACCGATTTTGGCTGCCATCGCGTGGAGTTCCTCATCGGTGTCCGCGATCATGTGGCACATCACCATGCGGCCAAACTTTGCGCGCATGTCGTCGACATAAACTGTCATGCTAGGATTCCTAGAAATCTATCGGGAGACGGGTATGCCTACGCTTGAACTGACGCGCCAAAGCCTGATTCAACTCGCCAATCGGATTTGCAATTTGTTCGATGCAAACTCCGTATTCACGGAGTCGGTAGCGACCGACGGAAAGATTAAGGTCCTCAGAGTGCGCAACCCGCTTGGAAACGCGACGCCGTATTTCTCTATGCGCTTTCCCGATGACCTTCTCGACCAGTACGAAGCGCTTGACGATGGCGGTCGGCTCAACTTTGAGAACCGACTGTTGGCGTTGGTGGCGACAGAAGTCAAAAACCTCAAGATCGCCATTCGAAACGGATTGCAGGCGCAAGACGCCTTCCCCGTCGAGTTCGACGACCGTTTGCTGGGCTGATTTCACCGTTTCCCCTAAGCCCAGTTGGCGAATAGAGATCACTTTCATCGTGCCTCCGGGAATTCGTCATGCGTGCGGCCGTCGAGCAGGCGACCGGCGGCTTTCTTGCCGACGCGCATGGATTCGTCGGTCGCATTCAGCTCAATCGGCTCGTGGTCGTATGAGCCGTCTTGATGTGCGCCGAGCCACTCGCCCCATTGCTTAAACAGAAACGGCACGCCTACGGCTGCGCACTGGTCTCGCAACGAGGTCGCCCACTCAGGGTGCATCGGGCGGGCGCCGGGACCGCTTTCGCCGCCGGCGATGACCCAGTCGATAGCCTCTGTCTCGGTCCTTATGGGGCCGTCTTCCCATTTCCACCGTCCGGTCAACGCATTGGCACTGGCAGCGAATACCTTTGGGGCGAGGCGCGTCAGATCGACCGGTCCCAGTAAAGGCTCCATCGATAGAAAGCGCACGCGTGCAGGCACCGCGAGCAGCTTCGGAATGTCGCGGTCAGCTTCTTCCTGATTGACGACGGTCGCGCCGAGCCAGACGTTGGAGGGAAGGCGCGGCGATTCGAGGCATTCGAGATCGAACCGACGCTGAGCCGTCTCGCTGATCATCGGCATGACATTGCCGATACGTTTCGTCAGCAGCAGCCAGTCAAGTTTCTGCGTCTTCTCGATCAAGTCAAACAGGTCGGCGCGCCACGCGGGATCGACAGCGTTATCGAACACGTCCGCGAGCGACGCACAGAAGACTCGTTGACGGCGTCCGTGCTTAGCGAAGAAAGCGTCCGCTTGCGCGTTCCACTGAAGTGGCTTGCGCCAGTTTGCGACAGACGTGCGGCGTCGCGGCGCGCCCGGTCCCCAGTTGATCGCTGTGCCGCCGGCGAAGCGTGCATTCCGGGTCTCGGCGTAGCAGTGATCGCAGCCGGGTCCGACCTTTTGGCAGCCTTCCCACGGATTGAACGTGTGGTCTGTCCATTCGATTTTGCTGTTCTCGCTCACGCTTTATCTCCCACTCAAGTTTGCGGCGCAGCGGCCGTTATAGAGAGTTCTCACCGGGATCTCGGCCTGGTGAGGCTCTCAGATTGTTCTTACGCCCCGCCCTCATTGAGGTTCGGGGCTTTTTTTTGTCTGCTGCGGATGCCGCGATAGCGGCGTCGATTGCATCGCGCGGTGCATCGAACCACCGATCTTTGCCCGAGAGAATCACCCCTGTGCCGTACTCGCAGATTCGATAGAGTTGGTAACGCCTCACGCCGTCATTGCCCGATCGCGAAACGACGATGCCCTGTTTGTCGATCACGAAGTTCAACCGCTCCGCATCCTTCGCCATTGCGCTGTCAGCGACAGGGGCGGCGAGCGCGAACGCGTATGCGCACGCGTCCCTCCAGATCTGCCAGGCCGACCGGCCGCTCACGGGGAACTCGGCGTCGTACGCTCGAAACGCAGCCCGCGTTTCTTTGCTGTCTCCGTCGCTCGGAAGCTCCACCAGACTTTTGATGTTGTCGGTCATACGAGGCCCCTAAAGTTTTCTCGATCGGTGCCGATGTAACGGCGGTCATTCACAACAACAGCAATGCAATCATGGACCGCAAAGAAGCCAAGGCCATCGTCAGTACCGCCGTACAAGTGTTCGCAGTACTCGCTGAAGAGCGGGGAATTGACGTCGAATCGCCGGAAGGCGACGCGCTGTTTGACCAGATCGTCATCGGTACCATGGCTCGAAAGGCCAAGAGCGCGGCTGACTTTGGGCTGATGATGGAAGTTGCCTGAGGCGATCACGCTTCCTGTGCGATCTCCATTCTCTGCGGATGCCGCGAAAGTCAAATAGCTGTGAGTGTGGTCACAAATCCGCTGTTTGACCGGTGCTAGGATCTGCCCTCTCGCAGGAGACCATCCATGACAAACGCGGAAAGTTTTGAAGGGTCGTCGAATACCGACAAGTCCGTATCGGTGAAGCCATACGTGCTTCGCCGCGGCACCAAGTTTGTGAGCGGCGTCGTCTTTCAGCATGAGGCCGAGGTCGGCCCAGTCTCGGAAGAATTGCGTTGCAGCGGAGAGTTCGACACCTACAACGAGGCGCTTGCCGTAGCCAAACGTGCGGCGGCACGCATCGAAAAGAGGCTGGCATCGCCAGCGATTAAAGTTCCGCGATAGGCAGCCGATAAGCGATGCATGAACAAGATCGAAGCTCAAAACCTCTTGGCTGAAGCCGATACCACCGCCGATGCCATCCTTACGGCGCAGTACGGGTTCTGCGACCCCTTGGATAAGAAGATCGGCGCGGCTTACGACCGCATTGTCTTCTCCATCCTCGCCGAGAAAGTGCCTCACATGACAATGGCCGAGCTGCTGGAACTTGCCGCGTAAGCTCACGCTCCCTCCTTGTCGCTGGCTGTGGCGCTATCAGAGGCGCGGAGAACAACGGCTTCTATTGCGCGGGCAATAATCAGCGCTTCGGTGCGCCAACGTTCAACGCCTTCCGAATCAAATCCACAGACTGCTTTGATTGCGTCCAGCATCTGCTCGTCCGTCAGATTCTGTAATCTGTTGGACGGAGCACGGGTGTAGAGCGGCTCGACGTCGTGATGAGCGCTGACGGCGCTGGCCTTCGCACTATCGGTCGTTGCGTGCCAGCCCGTAGGCGTCAAATAACGCCAAGCCGCGGGAATCGCTCCAGCATCGACGGCTGGGCTGGAAGCATCGGCAATCTCGCGTTTGAACAGATCGCCCACCTCATCCACCAGTTCCATCAGCTTGAGCGCCTGCATTGTGTCGGCTTTTACACCGCCTTCGATGGCGTGGCGCAGAGTTGCCAGCTTGTCATCAATCATTGGATAGTTGGTCATTTCAGTAATCCCGGGTCTTCATGTGGACGTTGACGGACAGCACGACGAGATCGTCGGGGAGGCCGTAGCCGCGTTGAATGTGCGAGACGCTCGCGAACATGCAGCGACCGGTCTGGATTCCGTGCTCTCGCTCGATCAGCTTCAGCGTGTCATCGACGGCATAGCCGCGATCGTCCTTGCGCACTTCACAGGTCTTCAGCCCGTCCCACAGCGCCGCAAACGGCTCGTGATCGCATTTCAGTACGTGCACAGTCATGGTTATCGTTGTCCTTGCGGTTAGATCAGATCAGGCGATCTGCTTGCGCACTGCAGCGGCGCGTGACTGCGAGCAGCCGAGGTACTTCCGGATGTCCGTGACGGTCGCGCGGAGTCGTCCTGCCGCGATCTCTGCCGTGACGCGGCTCACGTCGTCGGCTGCTTCGATTACCGCCAGTTCGACGTGCGTCGCGCGTTCAATCGGTGCCTTGGTCATGGCGTGACTCAGCGTCGTGACTGGCGTTACTGCCGCGCTGGTATTGGCTTCCAGCGATTCAGCCGGGCGCAGCGCGAGCAGCCAGCAGAAGCAAGCGACTGCTTCGAGTACGCCCGCGAAAGCGAGACCGGCGAGCAGATCAACGCGGCCTGACTGGATACCGAACGCGGTCAGCGTGCCCGTCACAGGGTCAGCGACGGCGGCGCCACGCGCGGCGTCGGCGCGGTCTTGCGCGACTTCCTGACGCTTCGCCTCGATCGCTTCGGCGTCGATCGCGTCCAGCCGGGCGGCGAGCGTCACGCGCTCGATACGCAGGCTCGGGCACGGTTCGGCGCAGCGGCGCTCGGTGACTCGGGCCAGTCGCGAGACGATTGCGGCACGGTCAGCGGCGATGACTGCCGGGTTGCGGCCGGTGGTCGTGGCTGCCGGTACGGCTGCGGCGCGTACCTCGCCAGCATGCTTCTGAGCCAGGAGGAAAAAGACCGCGTGCCCGTAGCAGGTAGCCGCCATACAGCCGATCCAGAGCAGCATGCCGACGAGACGAATCCGCCAGCCATGCGCACGGATCAGGGCAGGGAGCAGGTGAGCGGCGACAACCAGCACGACGCCGACGGCGATCCAGAGCACCCGCTCAGCCAGAAACCCGCCACGCTGCCAGCCTGCCATTACTGACAGACACGCAGCAGTAAGGGTCGCCGGTACTGCGAGTAATGCCGGTTGCGCTCTCATTGGCATGGTCGTCACTCAGGCGTAAGCCGTCGAGAACATGACCGGCAGGCCGAAGCGGCCGCCATCCGTCCACGCGTACAGGTCGAACAGATTGCCGGTGAGCGTTTCCAGGCGGCGTTCGTTGTCGTCGCAATTGCGGAACGTCATGCGCGTTGCGACGCCGTCGAGTTCACCCCATTCCAGTTCGTCACCGTCGTCCCCATACAGGCGCACCGTGCCGTCGCCATCGATCTCGTGGCGCTCGACGCCAGTGCCGCAGCGATGGTTGTCGCCCTCGATGAGTTGAGTGATCGACTCAGCAACGAAGATCTCGGTGTCTTCGCCGATCCAGAAAAAACGGACGTTGTTCATGCTTCGATCCTTTTGAATTCGACGACCCAAACCCACGGGTTTGCGTCCCAGCCGAAGCCGCGTGCCGCATTTAGGCTGTCCCAGAGCGTTCCGAACGAATCGCGCGCGTTGAGGCAGACCAGCTCGTCGCATTGCGCGGTTGACCGCAGGTAGTCTTTCCAGTACTCGCCTTCGTTGCGGAGGCTCTCGACGCCTTCAGCCGCTGCGTCGGCTTCCGTGACGTCCTGCAGCCGCTCGACGCGCACGCCAGTCACTTCGAGCGTGATGCGGGACGCCCAGCGCGGCATGTGGATGCTCGGCGCCCAGCCGCGGCTCTCCGTCGCGTCGAGCTTCCGATACATGGCGCCGGAGATTGAGAATTGCGTCCTGCCATCGTCGGCCTGGTACGCGACGCCCGCGTAATAATCGGTGTCGCCGTTGCCGTGCTCTTCGAAACCGATTCGATTGACCTCGTGCGTCTCGCGCACCCACAGACGGTCGCCAGGCTTTCCAAACGGGCAGCGAATGTGGTCGCTTACGACGTGCTCGGCGCGACACCAGGCCCATTCGCCGGTCGGCTCGTCGGCGCCGCGTGCGTCTTCCGTGCCGCGAAATTGGAAAATGTGATGTGCGCCTGCCGGCTTCACGATTCGCCGCGTCTGCGTCTTGCTACCATCGAGCAGAGCGCGCACCATCGGGCCGCTGAAGAGGATCGGACGTTCTTTCATGTGGGTGTCGGGAAAAAGCGAGGGCCGGACTGCGCCCTCAAAACGCGCGGCTTGGGGGAGCCGCCGCACTCGCAGTTACTCGGGGGAACCCAGCAGGATCGTCGTCGACGTCTGCTCTTCGATTTGCGACCAGATCGCGCGGAAGGCGGCTTCGAGCACCTTGTGCGGGCGCACGAGTTCGTACCAGATGGTCAGATTGCCGTCCTTGACGCGGTACTTGATGCGCGCTTCGACGGGCGACGGCTGGCCGTTTTCGAACACGGGGATTTCGAGCGTGATCTGCGACGGCATCGCGATCTTGTTGCCCGTGGCGTTGATGTCTTCCTTCCAGACGAAGTTCGTGCTGCCGTCCTGCAGACGAGCGGCCGACACGAAGTTGCCTTCCTTGCTCGCTTCAAAGTTGAGAGCAACGCTGAGCATCGTCGAGCCGTCCGGCGACACGATGTCGGGCAGGTTGTCTTCGATCAGCTCGGCGAACTGAAGCTGGTTGAGCGCCTTGCGATCCGAACCCGTCCAGATCTTCCATTCGCGCGAGGCGGGCACCGCGAACTCAACGCGATAGCCGCGCCAGTTCGAACCGTCGTGTTCAGCGCCAGCGGCGCTGTAAGCGCGATGATCGTCGATCACGCCGAGGATCTTCGCAGGGTCGAGCGATGCGTAAATCAGGCTTTCCGGACGCTTCTGGCGGTTGAAGTAGGCGACGAAGCTGTTCGCGTCGCGGAGCTTCACGAGACCGCTGGCGCGTGCAGGGTTGCCGAACACTTCATCGACGATCTGGGCCTTGTAGCCTTCCGGCACGATCACGAACGGCTTGCCGTCCTGCAGCGTGCTTTTCTGTGCACCGGCGAGCGAGGTGCCAGCGGCGAGTACAGCAGCGACATTCTGTTCGCCTTGGAAATCGTGGAGCATGGTTTATCCGTTTAGAGTTGATTGATGAGAGTTGATCGACGCGCGATTAGCCCAGCGCGACGCGGGGGCTGCTGTCTGCCAGCGAGATCCCGGGCAATTCGGTTTGACGCTCGCTGTGACGCGAGAGGTTGTTTTCGACGGTCGGGAAGAACACCTCGGCCGTTTCCTTTTCGCGCGGCAGCGTCGCGACGACCTTGCCGGTCACTTCAAGCGCGTCCTGCACCTTCGCAAACGGCTTCACCTCGAGCGTGATCGTGATCTTCCCGGCCTTGCCGGTATCGCGGACCATCGCGACCAGCGTGTTCAGTTCATTCGTCGCCTCTTCGACGACAGCACCCCCGCGCAGCTCCATGAGGGTTTGGGTGAAAGCCTTCTTCATTGATTAACTCCGTGTGTGAAGGACTGCGGTTATTCGTGGATGCGCGGGTAGGGCGCGTTGCACTCGTGCTCTGTTTCGTCGGGATTCTTCGCCGTGCGGCAAAGGCATACAGAAGCAATTCCCAGAAACCCACCGACAAACAGACCGAATAGGAATACTAAGCAGAGTGCAATTATCAGATCCATGGTGAGCCTTTACGGGATCAGGTGCAGCGCACGATCGCGCAGCGGTTGTTGTGTCCGTCAGCCTGGTCGAGCGCGCCAGCGAGAAGCGCCCAGCCACCTAACACGAGAGCCGCAGACACCCAGAGCTTCAAAAGGTCGCGCATCAGAATGCCCCTGCGCGGATCGCGACACCGACATACCAGGCCGCGCCGATTCCAACGAACAGCGCGACGGCCTTCAGCCCGACGATGATGGTGCTGTAGGTCTGGTCGCACGCGGCGAGCAGGGCGTTATCGCAGTGGACGCGGTTCATGCGTTCACCCAATCTGCCTGAATGCGCTTCAGCAGCGGATGAACGTGATACACATTGCCTTCAGGCGTCCTGCACTCAATTCGCACGCGGTGAACGCTTGGCACGTTGTTGCGCTCTTCATTCCACTGGCCGTGATGTGCGCGTTTCAGATCAACGACGACACCTTCCTTCATGCCAGAGGCCCAGAAAACGCGAGCCCCGATTGACGGCATTGCGCGGTAAGCCTTGCGGCGCTGGGCGCTGTTCATCACATGCCCCGCGTGAAGAAGTCCACCTCGTCGCGCGTACGCGTCTTGGCGGTGTGCTGCGGTTGTTGGGCTTCCATCTCGATCACCTGTGCGATCAACGAGGCGCAACGAGCTTTCCAGCGGCAAACGCCACCTGAATACGCGCCTTCGGGCAATGGGCCAGATCAGAGAGGGTGAGGACTACTGTCGAGCGACCGAGTCGGGCGACGAAACGGCAATGGCCGTCGAGGCTCTTTGCTGCTGCACGGTGCATCGCTTTTCTGACGTTCATCTCTCACTCCAGACTATCTGGTGGTGTGTGAGATGCGCTCTAAGTACAGAACACTGGAAGGGCTTCGCTGAAACCGCCAACGATACCTATGCAATGTCCTGAGCTTAGGGCGCTCCGCACGTCCGCGCTGTCATCCAGCGCTTGAGTGAGATTAAACACCATGTTTATTCCAATGTCAAACACCGTGTTTATATTTTTTGGGGCGCTTGCCGGCGATAAACAAAAAAGCCCCGCTCAGCGGGGCTATCGAGGCGATGTGTTGAAGGGGCTATTCAGGACGATAGGCGGATGCCTTCGCAATCCATCCCACGTAATGCATATGCTCAATGTTCGCGCGTTCGACCGAAATTTTGCCGTGCGTCTCGTTGGTGGAAAGAAGAAATATCTTTCCTTGCGCTTCGTAGACGAATTCCTTAACCATCACGCGGCCGTCTTTTGCCTTAACAAGGACCTCGTCGCCGGGCGCGATAGGTTGATTTGGCTCGAGCACGACATACTCACCGTCCTTGATCCGCGGCCGCATTGAGTCGCCTTTGCAACGAACGGCATACGCGTCCTTGTCGAGGCTGGCCGTGGCAACGTATCCCTCGCCATATTCGATCTCAGCCCAATATCCGTTGTCGCCTAATTGCGCCATGCCTTTCACCGGCACAAGGTGCCAATTCTTGAACGTCACAGGGCGCCATTCATCGTCATATCGAATGGCGACGCCTGGAGTTCCCTTACCTTTGAGGACCCAAACTGAGTTGACCCCGTACGTGTTTTGAAGCGCTACGGCCTGAATCAATGTTGGATCAGGGCCTTGACCTGCGAGCCATAGCGATGCGACGTCTGCGCCTACGCCGGCTACGCTCGCTAATGTCTCAGCGGAAGGGTTAAGCGGCGACAGTGCGGCGCGGATGCGCTGCGGGCCGGTCAACGTCGTGGGGTCTAGATTATCGGGCGTCGCGATTTCCGATGGCTCGGTGACCGGCGCGTTATACATGCTATTCGGGTCTTTGATTTCTGCCGGGGTGTGCTTCGCCCCAGCTGAAGACATTTCCCCCTCGCCCGTGCGAATCCACGTCGGGTTGGCGCCAAGCTTCTCTTGCGCCGCAAGCATCCCTTCCTTTGATACGCCGCGCCGCATCCAGTTTGTAGCGACCTGCGGAGATACTCCGAGCACCCGAGCCAGATCGGAAGGGCCGCTTACGCCTTCCTGGCTGAGGGTGGCGGCAGCTAACAGCAGTCGCGCTGCGGTCGGATGTATGGACTCTGTCATGGCGCGGATTGTCGCCGAAGTAAACGTTTTGTTGTTACACGTGGTGTTTGCTTTTTGTTTAAACATGGTGTTTAATGAACGCACTATGAGCAAACACTCCGACATCGCTGCCGACGCGCAGATCATCGAGGACCTTGGCGGTCCCGCGAAGCTCGCGGAGCTTCTGGGATACGACAAGGCGGCGGGCGGCGTGCAGCGCATCCAGAACTGGAAGAAGCGCGGCATACCAGCGAGTGTAAAGCTTGCCCATCCCGATCTCTTTCTTGCTGATCTGCTGGAGACCAAACGAATGGAGGCCTCCGACGACGTTCAACCTCCGGTCGGCGGTATCAAGAAGGGCAGCAAGTTGGCGCGAGCCAGCGCAGTTTCGTAGGTCGGTCATGGAATGAAGGCGTCATTGAGACGCCTTCATTTGAAGTCTCGATCGAGTCGTAATTCCAGTTGGAATCCGGTTGTTTTTTTCTATAGGACCTAACGATGCAGATGGAACAAACGCCGCATAAGGCCGCTGCACCTGTTCTGGAGCCCATGATGCGCGAGAGTCGTGCGTCGGCGAAGTTTCTGTCGCGCGAGCAGATTGCCGCATGCGCGTCTTTCCGTGATGCCGTTGTGCTCGGTTGGGATAACCGGGCCGTGCGCGGCATGACGCAAAGAACGTGTGCCGAGCTGCTCGACGTGCCGCCGTCGCACATGTCGAACATGCTCAATCGCGTGGCTGTCGATCGTCACGGGAAGGCGCGGCAGGATCTGCCGGCGCGTCTGGTTGCCGACTACGAGCGTGTTGTGGGGAACCGCGCTGTATCGCAATGGCTGTCTCGCATGGCGATGCTGACGCTGATGGAAGAGGTGATACAGAGACAGGAGACGCCATGAAATGACACACGACGAGGCTCTTCGCATAGGCCGACAGGCCGCAGAGGAAGCCCGTAAGCAGGTTGGGGGCAATGACAAAGACGAACTGTTGAAAGGAATTGAACAACAAGCTGCGCAAAAACCCGAAGTGGCAGAAGCATTCCGAGTATTGGGCCCACTGCTACTCGAATCTCACCAGGAAACGAAGCATTGACGGGGATGGCCGCTGAAACGCGGTCATCTCGACGGGGATCAGAAGCTGATCTGCAACACAAGGCGATTGGAAATGCCAGCCGCCTTCTGTTTCCGATTAGCAGTCCTACGCGGCATATGCCGAAGGAGATCACCCATGTTGAAAGCAGCTATCCGAGCGGCAGCATCTGGCATTTTCAGCGTGAGCGGCCGTCGTGTCGCCGCGTCGAAGCCTGCCCGCAACAAGTACGCAACGCTCAACCGCGCGAAGGAAGAAGCGCGCGCCAAGCGCTTCTACATGGTCGACACGCACCCGAGCGGCGAGAAGCGTTCGGCGCCGACGATGCAGCAGCGCAGCACCGCCAAGTAACAACCGGAGATCCGCCATGCAGACGGAAATCTATAGCGGCCGCTCTGGCCGCCGCGTCGCCGAGACGCAGCAAGACGCCTTCCACGGCATGAACGTAAAGGACCTGGCCGCAAAACAGCGGATGGTCCTTGACGCGTTCCACCACGGCCGTCCTCCGCTGACGCGCGAGGACATCGCCGCGATCACGAATCTGAAGCTGAGCAGCGTATGCGGCCGCGTTCGCGAGCTGCTCGACGCTGAGCGCCTCATCGTCGTCGGAAAGCGCAAGGACCTCGCCACTCAATCTAGCCAGCAACTGTTGGCCCTCGCGCCGAAGGTGACTGCGTGAGCCATCACCTCGTCAATGTCGCGATGGGCATCAGCCTGCCGGGAACGCCGAAATGGATTCTCTGCGTCATTTCGCATGGGGCGACCATGTCGACGGGGATCGTCAAGACCACGGCAGCGGATCTCGCTCAGGCGTGCGGGTTTTCGCAATCGTGCGTCCGCGACCAGTTGAAGCGCCTCGAGCGCGCTGGCCTTATCGAGGTCGAGCGCATGGCAGCAGGTCTGCTCGTCATCAAGGTCAGGACGTTCTAAATGATGGCGCTCGCCGAAGTCATCCAAATGCCCGAGCAACGCGGCGCACAGCTCGAGGACGGCTACATGCGCGTCGCCAATGAGCTGGCGCGCGCGATCACCTGGGCGCGGTTGACGTCGAACCAGCGCTGCATCCTGGACGTCGTGATGTGGCAGACATACGGCTTCAACAAGTCCGTCGACGACATCGCACGCGCTCAGTTTGCTGCCGAGACCGGCATCGATCCGTCCGACGTTCGCATCGTCCTGAACCAGCTGGTCGAGTTGAACATCATCACCCGTGGCGACGGCCGGTACGCGCGTTCATACAGCATCAACAAGCGTCATGCGACGTGGAACCTGCCTGAAGCACGGAAATTGGTGAATAAGCCCGGGTTTAAGGGGGGAGATTCCCACCTGCAGAGGGGGGAAGTTCCCTTTTCTGAGGGGGGAGATTCCCCTAATGAAGGAGGGAAATTCCCCCCCACAAAAGACAACTCCAAAAAACATAACCAAAAGACAACTTCAAAAGAAACCCTTTCGCGCTCGCTTCGCGAACGCTTTGAGATTTTCTGGGAGGCGTACCCGAAGAAGAAATCGAAGACCACGGCGGAAAAGGCTTTTGCCAAACGCAACCCGGACGAGCAGCTCTTCAACGACCTGATGGCAGGTCTGGAGCGAGCCAAGACTTCGGAGCAGTGGCAAATCCCGCAGTTCATCCCGCACGCAGCCACATGGCTGAACGCTGGCGGTTGGATGGACGAAATCCAGTCCGCGTACACCGACGCCGAACTTGCCGTGATCCGAGCCTTCAATGCAGCGCTCGGGGAGCGTATCGGCGCAGTGGACGAGGCTGTGTTCGTGGAAGCGCGTGCTGGCGCAATCCGCGCGTTCCTCGGGAAGTTGGCGGCAGATCCGGAAGCGTGGAAGCGGTATTTCCCGGCGGTGCGCGACAAGGTCGATCTGCCGCCGCACGCTGGGTTCGACTACCTGATCAGCCCAAAGGGCTACGGCGACGTTAAGGGGCGCATGGCAGTCAAGCGCAACCCGGACGGTAGCCGCGCGCTGGGCGAGTGGGACAAGTCGGCCAGCGGGATCAAGGCGATGGCGAAAGAAATAGGGGTGCCGTTCTCTGACGATGAGCCGGTGCCCGCCATCGCTATGCGTGTGCGCGAGGCGATCGCGAAGAGGGAGATCGAACAATGACACGTCGCTCAACGTCTCTGTGGGCACCGGAAAGCGCCATCGTCAACGGCCGGTATGGCACAGCGCGTGTGCACGGCGCCGAGACGACGCATGTTGTGCGCGTCGACACCGTCGACAGCGAGCCTGATGATTTCGATCTTTGCACTCTGCACGAGCCAATCGCGAAACGCACGGTGTCGTTCACGGTGGACGGCGAGCCGGTGGCGAAGGGTCGCCCGCGTGCGTCGCGCACGGACACCGGCGTCCGCATGCACACGCCGAAGAAGACGAAGTCATACGAGTCGAAGATCCGCGCGGCAGCGACGGCGGCGATGTTCGGCAGCATCCCATTCGGGCGTCCGGTCGCTATCACGGTGTCGATCTATCTACCGATCCCCGCGAGTTGGCCGAAGGCCCGGCAGACGAAGGCGCGCATCGGCGTGATCCGCGCGACGAATAAGCCGGACGCAGACAACGTGCTGAAGGCAATCAAGGACGGTATGAACGGGATCGTCTACGAGGACGATTCGCAGGTTGTCGAACTGTCGGCGAAGAAGGGGTACGGCGTCGAGCCCCGCGTCGAGGTCGAGGCAAAAGAATTGGATGGGGAAGCAGCATGACGACTCGCACGACAGAGAAATGGACACCGGAGCAGGACGCGATTCTTGCGGACATGTATCGGCACGGTCACGTATCGCGTCAACTCGACCGACTGCCGGGCCGCACGCATCGGGCATGCATCCAGCGCGCGCTTCGAATCGGCGCCAGCTTGCCAGCGCCGTCAACTTTCACCGAGCTCGAAGACAGGATCATCCGCCGGGCTTATCGCAAGGGGACACCGATCAAAGAGATCCTCGCGCTGTTGCCGGGACGCAGTCAACGCAGCGTGCACGCACGCGCTCAGCGTCTCAGGTTGAACGGGAAATTCAAGGGCACGACGGGCTCGACGTATTCGTGGATTGAGCAGGCAGCGCGGGATGTGCTCGATGACAGTGCGCCACTGACTGCTCGTGAGATTGCAGCGCTTGGAGGTGCGTCGATTTCCGGCGTCGTTCACATGCTGCGCCGCGTGCATGGCAACGGCTTTTACATCGCCGCTTGGGAGCATTGCGGCAATTCGTTCGCAGCGAAATGGTTGGTCGGCAACGAGCCTGACATGCCGAAGCCTGTGGCACGTACGAATGCGGAAAACTGCCGTCGGCGCCGTGCGCGCGCGCGTTTGGACGGCAGCCCTTTTAAGACTGCAATCCTTCAGGTGACGGCATGAAGCTGTATATCGCAGGCCCGATGACGGGTTACGTGGATCTCAACTTCCCGACGTTTCTCGCCCAGGCCGCGCGCCTGCGCTCGCTCGGATTCGAGATCGTCAATCCGGCCGAGATCGTCACAGATCCGAACGCCGAATGGCTCGAATGCATGCGCGCGGACATCAAGCAGCTCGTCGACTGTGACGGCATTGCGCTGCTTGACGGTTGGGCGAAGTCGCGCGGCGCGTCGATCGAGCAGTACCTTGCTCGCGCGCTCGGTCTGCGCGTCTACCAGGCGCACACGATTATCGGGCTCACCGGCGATATGCCCGTTCTCAGCACGGACGTCATTGTGCCTGCGGAAGCGGAGGCAGCCTAGTGCCCACTCAATACCGGAGAGTTTTAGTTGTGGTGTTCATCGCTCAGGTGATGCTCGCAGTTTTTGCGCTGGTGGGTCGATGAAGCGATCGGCGCCGCTCCAGCGCCGCACACCGCTCGCGCGCGCGGGATTCAAGCGCAAAGAGCCGAAGCCGTTCGCGCTGGCGGATCGCAGGACGCTCGAGCGGCACACGACGCTGAAGCAGCGCGTCAAGCGCGTGACGGTTGCTGAAGGGAAGCGTTTCATCGACGCATGCCGCGACGAAGAGTGCTACCTCCGCGTGTCGGGAATCTGCCAGGCATTCGGATGGGGCAATGAAACCGTGGTGCCGTGCCATTCGAACCAGTCTCGGCACGGTAAGGCCGGTGCATTGAAGGCTGAACACCGATACACGGTGCCCGGTTGCGCGGCGTGCCATGCGTACATCGATCAGGGCAGTGCGCCACGCGCGGAGAAGTTTGGGATTTGGGATCGCGCGTATGAGCGTTGGGAGCCAGTGCGCGCGAGGAAGTTAGGAATTGCAGTCAACCAACCTGAGGAAGAAGAGCATGGACAACCAGCATAAGAAAATCAAAGGCTATCGCGATCTGTCGCAAGCAGAGATCGACCTAATGAACCGCATCAAGGCACACGCCGAAGAAACGCGCGCGCTGGTGCTCGCGGTGCGCGAGACAGTGGTTCCTCGCGTCGAAGCTCCGGTATCGACGCTTGCTCCCGGTGAACTGCCGAGGTTGTTTCCGGGTGAGTCTGTGGAGTTGGTGGCTGGCGCGATCTATGGCGGCCACGATGATGGCCCGTTCCGATGGATCTGCCTCGCAGACGATCACCTGCAGCAGGGCTATATGGCGCTGACGCGTGCCGTCGCGCAGCCGACTTCGTACTGAGCGATCGGGAGCGACGCAATGCAGGTGTTCGCGAATATTCCCGTGAAGACGATGAGCCGGGTTCGCGGTCGGCGGCAGAACAACTCTTACGGTGGGTGGTTAACGGCTGTTCGCCTGATCGGCCCTGAGCGCCAGTCGCACGACAAATACGCCCGCGGGCATTTCATCTACGCCGACGTGATCGTGCCGGATGACGTTCGCGAGTTCGCGCTTGGCCCGTTTCAGCCCGACGGCACATTGCGCGTGCAGGTCTGGACAGCATCGCATCTGAAAACGTTGAGGCCGTTCCTCGAGAGCGGCGATCTTGAGTGGGATGTGAGGGAGAGTGCGACATGATCGAATTGCGACCCATCACTAAAGACGACGCTTTTGCCTTCATTCGTGAGCATCACCGGCACCACAACGTTCCGGTCGGCGGCCTGTGGTGGCAGGCGGTCCACGACGATGACGGATCGTTGTGCGGCGTCGCCGTGACAGGTCGGCCTGTTGCTCGTCCGCTCGATGATGGCCTGACTGCTGAGGTCACCCGCCTGTGCACGAATGGCGCCGCGAACGCGTGTTCAATGTTGTACGCAGCCGCTCGGCGTGTAGCGCAGGACAAGGGCTGTCGGCGCGGCCTTACGTACATCCTCGCATCAGAAGATGGCGCGAGCCTCCGTGCAGCAGGATGGCGGTTGTTGTGGAGTGTCAAAGGGCGCTCGTGGGATTGTCCTTCGCGGCCGCGTACAGACAAGCATCCGACGACTGACAAGAGGGCATACGGTTGGGGCGCGTGGCCCATTCGCGAAAACGAGGTGCACGCATGAGCGCACACGCATACATCCAATGGGCTGACGTGCCGCAGGAGCTGATCAGCAGCAGCCAGCAGCACGTCGACAGCATCACGCTGGCGAAGGTCGTCGCGTTCGACGGTTGCCCGTTCGCCGGCGAGCTGGAGACGCTCGATACCAAGCCGCGCGGCAGCGTCATCCAGGTGCAGTTCGCGTTTCCGCGAAATCGAGATCTGCGCAACTCGCTGATCGACTGGTTCATGCACCACAGCATCCCTTTCACGGTGGTGATGTGATGAGCGCCGATAAAGCCTATCTGATGACGATCGACGGCCGCGATCTGTTCGATCTGATTCGCGGCACCATCAAGGCCGCTATAGAAGACTTCGGAACTGACGATAAGTCGACAGCTTGCTGGATCTGGCAGGAAGCGACAGAGCGAACCGTCAGCGCGATGAATATGTGGAACAACTGGAATAAAGACATCGCACGCGGCTCCGATTGTGTGCGTGAACCCGTACGCATATATGACGAGCACGGTCGGAGCATCGAACTCATGTTGAGCCCGCAGGTTGCCCGTCAGATCAAAGCATTGCGCGACGAACGTGACTATTTGATGTTGTGCCTTCGCAGAGCGAGGTCGGCATGATGGTGCGCGCGAAAGGCGGTCCGCTCGCGCGCCTCGCCGGCATGTGGGCAAACGAGCCGTCATTCATCGAATGGATGCGCTCGACGAATCAGCCGGCGAACACGCCACAGGACGCCGCCGAGTTCATCCGTGCGCGGTGTTGCGTCGAAAGCCGCGCGCAGCTCGACCACGATGCAGCGGCAAAGGCGCGGTTCGAACGCTATGTGCGCGTCCCGTACTCGAAGTATCGAGCGACGGCGAGGTCTGCATGAGGGCTTACTGGCGCGCCGCGCGCGATCCGGCGATCGTCCTCGAGGAAAAGCAAGAGAAGACGTGCCTCGGATGCAATCAACTGGAGCGCAGCCGCTGGAGCGGAACAACGAAATACGTGTGCAGCATCGGAATGCAAAAGGCGAGCACCGATGTCTACGAAATGCCGCGATGCAAGAAATACTCTGACGGGGAATCCATGACGCTCGACCAAAGCGAACAAATCGAAGAACTGCTGTTGAACTGGTACCGCTGGCAGATGGCGCAATCGCGCGCAGACCTTCGCGCACTCTGGTATCGCCCGGTAGATCGCACGTGCCGCGAGGCCGAAATACCGACTGACGCAGACGATCTGATCGAAGAATCGTATCAATGGGTTGACGACCAGCTCGCCGCGCACGTCGATACCTGCATGGACGACCTGTCGCACCGCGGCACGCTGACGGCCGACATGCGCGCGGCGATCAGCACCAGCATGCGCAACAAGGAAATCGGACAAGCGGTTTGGAGCAGCGGTCGCGCGGGTGATCAGCACGCTACATATCAGGCAGCAAAGGAGAAGTTGTTACCGCTATTGATGCAACGTCAGTTATGTCGCGTGTGCTGAGTCAGTTGCTGAAACGCAGGGAGCGCAGGGTCTGATTTCTCGACTGCAAATAATATGGAATTCGCTAGCCATCCGTATCTGTATGTCTTGTTTTATCGCCCTCACCGGTCTGCTCCTTGTTTGGATCGCCCTTGCCAAGTAGGTAACCGGCTATCGTGCCGAGGAGGCCGAGCGCGGGGGCGATTTGAACGTCGTTATAACCAGCAACGACCAAAAAGACTGTGAGTATCAATATTAGAATTACACCAAAAACTCGAAGAACGGCGCTGTCTTTAACGTTGTTCTTAATGAGATACGTTGCGAGCAATGCGATAATTAGGCCGAATCCCAATATCACAGCACACATGGTCATTGCAGAGTGCGTCGACCACCAAATTTCTCCTTGTTGTGACGGCACCGGCGAGCTGGCAACTTCTTTAGTTGCTTGCTGAATTTGTTTGTCGAGGCTAGTTGTGTCGGCGCCGGTTAAGCTCTCATTTGCCATTGCTTGCACCGGTCGATAAGGCGTCGATCTTTTTCTTCTGTAGCGCCGTAAGCCGCTCAAGTGCGGCTATCCGTTTTCGTAGTGCGATCTCATCTGAGCAGTCATTCAGACCTGGCGCCCCTGACGCGGCTCCTGGCGGACCTGGAGCCTGCGTCGTCGTTGCTGGCGCATATTGGGAATATGACAATTCGCTTACTGCGCAAGTGAGGATCGCGATTGACGCGCCAAGCCAGATTTTCATGTCAGCCCTCTTCCCATTGCCTTCGTGCTTGCAAAGTGTAGGTGTTCGTCAAGGCACTTGAGGATTTTTTTGATTTTTTCTGTTATCTAACGCACTGTCGCTAAGCATGTCTCTTGTCATTGAATAATTCATCAACACAATTCAGTTGGTCTTACACGGGGAACCCGGAGCGACCAGCACGTCGTGTATCAAGCTGCAAAGGAGCGGCTCTTCACGATGTTCATGTCCCGCAGACTCATCAAAAACATCAAGGCGGTATGAGGGAAACGGAAGTTCGAGCATTATTCGAAGACGCTGCTGCCCTCGTCTTCGGACACTCGCGCTAGTTTCCCTTTACAAAGAGCACGCCATTGGAGTCTATATATGGCATGGACACATGCGCGCATTCATTGACGTTCTTGGGGTCGCATATTGCGACACGCATAATAGTAGAGGTTGATTGCGCACGCGCCTGAGAGACAGCGTTCTCTACAACCAAAGCGACCAGTGCCACGGCAATCACCGTCAAGACTGCATTCGTATAGCGGCTCATTCAAAGACCCTCCCTGGATATGAAAAGTTTGCGTTCAAGCCGACCGACACAGCCTGACTGAGCGTAGGCTACGCCGTCAACGAACTCAATGTCCGATCAGCACGGCCCCATGCGCACCCGTCCGCAACAACGCCACACCAGTCGATGAAAGTTGATCGCGGAAAAATGCTTGTAAACTTTTTTCGAGTTTGGTAGGATTTGCGCGTACACTTGCGTCCGCAGAAAACGAAGCCCGCCACTGAGCGGGCTTTTTGCATTGGAGCGCCGAAATGGGTATGAATCCCTTTGTCGCGTGGTTGCTCTTCCTGAGCACTCTGTCGCTTGGCGCGAGTAAGGTCTTGATGGACATGACAGAGCAGATCGACGGCGAGGAATAAGCGTCCTCATCCAAGCCGAAGACTGCTGGCAAGGCTGGCTGAGCGCGCCAACATAGAGACGGCGAACGGGTTGTCGGCTTGGCTGAGAGCGCTATGAAGTTCCGAAAAAGCCGGAACAATGCTTGTTCCGTGAGCAGTACTACGCATAGTTCTGATATTCACGAAAGAATGTCTCCTCCGTGATGAGAATCGCGGATTCGCCCGCGCCGTTTGGCTGCGGGCTTTTTTACATCCGGTGAATGAATGGCCCGCCCATCCAAGAAAATCGATGCGGACGCTCTGGTGGGCGAGATCGCATTGATGCGTTCGTCGATCTGGCAGAACGGCAAGCGCAAGGTGGCAGCAATCATCACCGAGGTCACGACAGACGCGGCGTTGCTGCCAGAGAAGGCGATCGCGCTGGTATCGGTGACGGCATTTGCGCCCGGCGCTCCGTCGCGACTGGTGCGCGATGTTCCGCTTTATGAAGGGCCGCAGGGCGACGATGTCACGCCATCCGCGTGGTTGAAAGGCTGATGTCGGCCTTTCAGATCAGCGTCGCAGACGACATCGCGAGATTGCAGAAGTCTCTCAGCACGCTGGAAAAGCAGCAGCTTCCGTTCGCGATAGCGAAGACGCTTACCGCTGTCGCTAAGAACGCGCAGGCTGCTGAGAAGGAAGCGATGCCGGAAGTGTTCGACCGGCCAACGCCCTTTACCGTCAATTCAGTCGGTGTGAAGGGGGCGCTCAAGACCAATCTCGAAGCGCGTGTGTTCATCAAGGACATCGCGGCTGCGTACCTTGAGCCATTCGAGTTTGGCGGCAATCACAAATTGCTGGGTGCGGGCAGAACATGGCTCAACCCGAAAGACAAGACGCTGCTCAACCAGTACGGCAACCTCAGCAAGACCGCGCTGAAGCGATTGCAGGCAAGGCCGGACATCTTCATTGGCAGCATCAAGACGTCGTCGGGCGAGACGATCGGCGGCGTCTGGAGACGACCAGCGTCGGCCAAGGTGACGAAGGTGCGAGGCAAGCGTGGCTCCGGCGTGCAAGGAAGTCCGCGAGGGCATCTCAAACTGCTCGTTCGATTCGGCGACGCGCGCCCGGTGCGCCAGCATCTCGAGTTTGGCGAGCGGGCCTTCGAGGTCGTCGATGCAACCTTCGATCGCGAGTTCGAAAAGGCGATGCGCGATGCGGTCGCGACCGCGAAACTGTGAAGACGTTGCGAAAACACGAAGAAATTCAACGAATGTTGCGAAAAAGCCACGGATCGCGCACCGGAATGGCGCGGACGGGTCCCTCCTGCGCCCTTCCGAACACGCGGGCACTGCGCACCGCATTTTTCGACCAGCGCTGAGTTTTGAAATTTGGGTAACAGGTAACAAAACCGGGCCATGAATCAAAGCGAGTTCGCGACACTCCACGGCGTCAGCCGCAAGACGGTGACGAAGTGGAAGGAGCGCGGCTGGCTTGTGTTTGCGGGCGAAGCGATCGATGTAAAAGCATCGAACGCGAACCTGACGCGATACCGTCGCGACGGTCTTCCCGATGTTACCCAGCCAGCGCCGAAAGCGGCGAAGGGTAACAAGCGGCAGTCTGTTACCCAGGCGGCGAAAGGGGTAACGCTCGAAGCAGGCGAGAGCGCCGGCGAAGCGGCAAAGAAAATCCTGTCGGGCAACGTCGAGCTGCTCAATTTCGACGAGGCTCGCTGCTTCAAAGAGAACTATCTCGGGCTGATGGCTCAGCTCGAGTACGAACGAAAGTCCGGGTCGCTCGTCGAGCTGGATACCGCTACAGCAATCCTCTTCGAGGAGTTCCGGGCGCAGCGCGATGCGTGGCTCAACTGGCCTACACGGGTTGGTCCGATCCTGGCAGCCGATCTGGGCGTCGAGGCCGACCGAGTTGTCGAGGCTCTAACCGCGCATGTCCACAAGCACATTGCCCAACTCGGCGAACCCGAAGCTAATTTCTCGGAACGAGAAGGCTGACAGGCTTCGCGCCTCTGTACGACGCGCCTGGACGCCGCCGCCGCGCATCAGCGTGCCAGCATGGGCTGATACCTATCGCAAGCTCGCGAAGGAGGCCGGCAGCACCTCAGGCAACTGGGAAACCTCGACCGTCGAGGTCGCGCGCGGGCCGATGCTTGCAGTGACGGAGCCCGGCGTGCATGTCGTTACGACGATGGTGAGCACGCAGCTGCTGAAGACAGCGTTGCTCGAAAACGTCTTCGGGTACTTCGCGCACCTCGACCCTTGCCCGATCCTGCTGCTGCAGCCGAAAGAGGATGCAGCCGAGCAGTTCAGCAAGGAGCGCATCAGCCCGTTGATCCGCGTGACGCCCGTGCTGCGCGAAATCGTCGGCACCAGCAAGACGCGCAATGCCGATGAAACCCTGCTGTTCAAGGCGTTCCCCGGTGGCTTTCTGGCGCTGGCCGGCGCCGGTAGCCCTGACAACCTTGCGCGGCGCCCGGTGCGCGTCATCCTCGCGGACGAGGTCGACAAGTATCCAGTGACACGCGAAGGCGAGCCGATCGCGCTAGCCGAAGAGCGTACGGCGACGTTCGGCGTCAACTGGCTGTCGATCCGTGCATGCTCGCCGACAGTTGAAGACGAAAGCCGCATCGAGGGGAGTTACAAGGACTCGGACCAGCGTCGCGCGTCGATCGCGTGCCCGCATTGCGGGCATCGCATGTTCCCCGACTTCTTCAAGCACGTTGATTGGGACAAGCGGCGCGATGACAGCGGCAACGTCGTCGAGCACTTCCCGAAGACGGCGCGGATTTCGTGCGAGGCCTGCGGCCAGATCTGGTCGGAAGGCGATCGGCTCCGCGCATTGCAGACCGCGAGATGGCACCAAACGCGGCCGTTCGAATGCTGCGGCGCTCGACACGTCCCGCTTGATGCGTACGAACGCGCATGGCGCGGGCCGGAAGACTCGCGTGAGGCGACGGTTGACGCTGCGATCGCTCAGGTCTGGGACTGGTGGGAGAGCGATCGCCACGCCGTGTATCGCGCCAAGTGCCCGGATTGCGGCGAATGGAAGGTTGATAACGAGCATGCCGGCTTTCAGGCGAGCAAGCTCTACAGCCCGTGGCAGAAAGACAAGCCGTCCGACATTGCGGCGAAATGGCTGAAGGCCGAAGGCGACGAAGAGAAGAAGCAGACCTGGTGGAACACGCAGGCCGGTATGCCGTATCGCCCGAACTCGGGCAAGGTGCTTCGCCTCGAGGCGCTGGTTGCGCGCGGCGAACGCTGGGCGGCGGAAGTGCCCGATGGCGTCGCCGTGATCACGATCGGCGTTGACACACAGGACTATCGCTTCGAAGTTGAGGTCGTTGGTTGGGGGCGCAACGAAGAGAGCTGGTCGATTGCCTATGAGGTGATCGAAGGCGACATGGAAACGCCTGATCCGTGGGAGCGGCTCGACGCGCTGTTGAATCGTATCTGGCATCGCGCGGACGGGCGCCCGTTCGAAGCGATGGCGGTTTGTATCGACTCGGGCGGCCACCACACGCAGAAGGTCTACGACTTCTCGAAAGCGCGTCTCGGTCGGAAGGTCTGGGCGATCAAGGGCGAGTCGGCAGTCAGCGGCAAGCGCAATCCAGTCTGGCCGATCAAGAGGCCGACGCGAAAGACCAAAGCGTCTTTCCGTCCGGTGATTCTCGGCGTTAATGCGGCGAAGGACACGATTCGGAACCGCCTGCACGTCGAAGGACCGGGTCCGGGCTATATGCACTTCCCGAACGATCGCGACATCGGCTACTTCGAGCAGCTCACGTCGGAGCGATCCGTCGTGAAGGTCTCGGGCGGCCAGAAATATCGGGTGTGGGAACTGCCGTCAGGTCGCGCGAACGAAGCGCTCGATTGCCGCGTGTATGCATATGCCGCGCTATGCGGTCTTACGCATCTCGGCATGAAGCTGAATCGCCGTGCGGATCTCGTTGCGCAGCCGCTTGATTACGACGCTTCGCAGCAGGCGTGGGCGCCGCGGCCGGCTCCGGAGCAACCGGCGACGCCGACGCCGACGCCATCAACAACAGATGCAAAACCCGTCAGGAAAAAGCTGACGAGCCGCCTCGCATAGGAAAGAAATGGCTATCACGGACGGGATGAGTACTGCTGACATGCAGTCGAGGCTGGCCGCTCTTCAGGCGGCTTACTTCGATCTGTCGTCGGGGTCGAAGATCGTGACAGCCACCTACAACCAAGGCGACGGCACGAAGTCGGTCACGTATCAGCAGAGCGACGTCGCTCAGATTATGCGCAGCATTCAGATGCTGCAGAAAGCCCTCCGGATCATCCCGCACTATCACCGCGCTCGCAGGATCTACTTCTGATGTCACTCATCGTCGATTCGACTGGCAAACCCTTCGGGGATCTGCCAGCCGGCGGCCGTGCGCGCGCAGATTCTGGGTCGGGCGCACCACTGGCCATTCCCGGCAGTGTGACGCAGCCATACGGGAGCATCTACCCGTACGAAGCGTCGCGCGTTGATACGCCGGAGATGGGCAATTGGAATCCGTGGATTCGCTCGCCGGACTCGGAAATCAACTATTGGCGCGACCGCATGGTTGCGCGGGCGCGAGATCTTTCCCGGAATGATGGTTGGGCGAGCGGTGGCATTACCCGCATTCTCGACAATACGGTCGGGGCGCATCTGCGCCTTTCTTCGAATCCGGACTGGCAGTACCTGCGGCTGTTCGGTAAGAAGTTCGATGCAATATGGGCCGATGAATTCCGTAAGGCAGTTGAAGCTCTTTGGCGTGTCTATTCGGAAGACCTCGGGCACTGGAACGATGTGTCGAGGCAGCTGACGACATCGCAGCAGATGCGCCTCGCGCTCCGACACAAGCTGATTGACGGTGAGGATCTGATCGTCAACCACTGGTTTCCGGATCGCATCGGGCGTGGCGCGGCTCGATACGCAACGGCGTTTCTCGTTGTTGATCCCGATCGGTTGTCCAACCCGTATCAGATGGTCGACACAAAGTATCTGCGCGGTGGCGTGGAGATCAATGACGACGGGGTGCCGCTCGCGTACCACATCCGCAAGGCGCATCAGAACGATACGTACAACGCGTACGAGTCGATGGAGTGGGAGCGCATCGAGCGCGAGGATGACGACGGCTGGCGCCGGGTCATCCATGACTTCGAGCGCGACCGGGCCGGGCAAAACCGAGGCATTGGCATATTCACGCCGGTGCTCTCGCACGCGAAGATGCTCGCACGTTATTACGGCATCGAGCTGCAAGCCGCGACTGTCGCAACGATCTTCGGAACATACGTCACGAGCCCCTACGATCCGGCGATGATCGAGGCGGCAATGGATTCCGAAGGCGGCGAGCAGGAGATGGGCTACTACCAGGACCTGCGCGCCGATTGGGCGAAAGAGCGCCCGGCGATGCTCAACGGTGTTCGCGTGCCGACGCTTGCGCCCGGCGAAGAAATCAAACAGGTGGCTGCGGCGCATCCGCATAGTGGCTTCGGCGAATTCGCCCACGAGATGCTGCGGTCGATCGCCGCGGCGCTCGGTGTGTCCGCAGAGCAGATCACGCAAGACTGGAGCAAGACCAATTATTCGAGCGCACGTGCCGCATTGCTTGAAAGTTGGAAAACGCTGAATCGCAGGAGCGCCGAGTTCAAGATCGGCACGGCGACGCCGATGTATGCATCCTGGCTGCAGGAAGTAATGGAGCGCGGTGATCTGAGATCTGTGCTGCCAAGCGGCGCTCCGGAGTTCATCGAGGCATCGACTGCATATGCTCGTTGCGGGTGGCTCGGTGTGGCGCGGGGCTGGGTCGATCCGGTGAAGGAGCGGCAAGGCGCGGCGCTCGGGATGGACATCGGCCTGTCCACTCTGCGCGACGAAGCTGCGGAGCAAGGTCGCGACTGGGAGGAAGTCATTGCCCAGCGTGCCATCGAAATCCGGACATTTAAAGAGCACGGCATACCGTTGCCGGACTGGACCGGCGGTAAGGATGCGAGTGATGCATCTGATCCACCTGAGGAACCCCAACCGCAATGAAAACCTATCCGTTCGCAGCGGCTCGCGTCTTTGACGTGCCGCTCGCGGTCCACCCTGCCAAAGGGCAGGTGATCGCAAGGGTGCTTGCTGGTCGGTTCGGGATCTCTGATGTCGAATTCGCCGGTGGTGCGCCGCTCGTCGTGAAGCCGATGGCTTTCGACGAGTGGGATGATGACGAGAGCGTGCAGGTTCAGGAAACGCCATACGACCTGGACCAAGGCGTTGCGTTAATCGACGTCTCCGGGACGCTGGTACAGAAGAGCAGCAACCTGCGGCCGTCCTCGGGAATGCTTGGTTACAACGCGATTCGCCACAATTTTCTCGCTGCGCTGAGCGACGAGCAGGTTAAGGCGATCGTGCTGTCGATCGATTCCCCCGGCGGCGAAGTCGCCGGCTGCTTCGATCTCGCTGATCTCATCTACGCGTCACGCAGCATCAAGCCGACGCTCGCGATTCTCAATGAGTCGGCCTTCAGCGCCGCGTATGCACTTGCCAGTGCATGCGAGCAAATCACCGTTCCGCGCACGGGAGGTACCGGGAGTGTGGGGGTGATCTGCATGCACGTCGATCAAAGCAAGGCGATCGACAAAGCTGGTCTGACCGTCACGATCATCAAGTATGGCGATCGCAAGGCAGACGGCAACCAGTTCAATCCGCTCTCGAAAGAGGCGCTCGACAGGTATCAGGCGGAAGTGGACGAAATGGGCGAACTCTTCGTCCAGACAGTCGCCCGCAACCGCAACCTTTCCGCCGACGTCGTTCGTAAGACGCAGGCAACCACCTTTCTCGGCGCCGCTGGTGTCGAGATCGGCTTCGCTGACGCAGTGATGGCGCCGGACGAGGCATTTCAATCCCTGCTCAAAGAGCTGGGCTGACATTTCCCCCCCCAAGAGGTTTACATATGAGTATTCGCACCCTTGCGGCGCGCGGGCTCTCGTTCGCCCATCTCGCCGGTTTGCCTTCGCGTGCTGCACGTGCGGCGGAACAGGATGACGAGCGCAAGCAGCGTGACGGCGAATCCGATGACGACTACGCCAAGCGCATGGAAGAGCTCGACGAAGAAGACGAGCAAGCGCGAAAAGCCGAAGAAGAGCGCAAGGAAGAGGAAGCGCGCAAGGCTGAGGAAGAGCGCCAGAAGGAAGAAGAAGCGCGTCGGGCCGAGGAAGACAAGGATAGCGATCCGGCTGCTGATGACGATGACGACGAGATGCGCGGCAAGAGCGCCGTCGCACGCGCACGTCGACGCGAGCGCGCTCGCTGCGCGGCGATCTTTGCGTCGCCGGCTGCTGCCCGCAACCCGGTTCTCGCAGCAAATCTGGCGTTCAAAGGCCAGATGAAACGCAGCGAGGCTATCGCGTTGCTCGAAGGAACGCCCGCTCCGGCGTCGGCTGCGCACGCAAGCCGTGCAGCTCGAAACCCGAACCTTGGTGCAGACGGTGGCGCCAAACCGTCCCAGCAGCAAGCCTTGGCGGCACGCTGGGACGCGAATCTCAAGGCCGCAAACCCGCATCGCCGCTAATCAACCTTCTGCCCCAAAGGAACTGAACCATGGGTAACCCGACTTACGCGCCGTTTCAGGAAAACTGGCACAACGGTGGCTTTCTCGTCTCGCAGGCGAACGGCCACCAATCGATCGAACAGGGCACGCTGACTGGCGGTGTGAAGGTGTTTGCAGGCACGGTGCTCGGCACCGTCCTGTCGGCGCTGACTGCCGCCGCTGCCGCACTTGGCACGAACACCGGCAACGGCACGTTCGGCGCGATCACGGCGCAGGCGGCACCGGCGACGATGATCGGCACGTACAACGTGGCGCTGACGAGCTCGTCGGCGTTCACGGTGACCGCGCCGGACGGCCAGACGGCTACCGGTGCTGTCGGTAGCGCATTCAGCGGTCTCGGCATCGGCTTCACGATCACCGCCGGCGGCACGCCGTTCGCGGCAGGCGACTCGTTCACGCTGACGACCACGGCCACGCCGGGCAATCCGTCGATCGCATCGGCGGCCGGCACCAACACCGGCAACGGCACGATCGGCTCGCTGAGCGTGCAGGGCTACGCAGCCAAGGCCGGCGTCTATTCGGTCGAGTTCGACGACGCGACACACTTCGTCGTGTCCGATCCGACGGGCGCCGAAGTCGGCCACGGCACGACGGGCGTTGCTTTCAAGGCGGGTGGTCTCTCGTTCACGATCACCGCAGGCGGCACCGCATTCGTCCCGGGCGACAGCTTCGCAGTCACGGTCGCGGCTGGCTCGAGCAAGTACAAGCCTTTCGATCCCGCCAACGTCGATGGTTCGCAGGTGCCGAGCGGCATCCTGTTCGCGACGAAGGACGTCACGAGCGCGGATAAGCCTTGCGCGGTGGTCGTCCGTCTCGCCGAGGTCAACGCATCGGAACTGGTGTGGCCGACGGGCATGAGCGCCGCTGCGATCACCGCCGCGCTCGCGCAGTTGAAGGCACTGACCATCATCCCGCGCTAATCGCCACCTGATCAGATGCCGCCTCCTGGCGGCTTTTCGTGAATGCATTGAGGCCGCCGGCAAGGCGGCTTTTCTTTTTTTAAGGAATAAGCCATGGCTGGCGAAATCATTGACATCTTTAACGGCGACGCATTCAGCGCGCTGGCCCTCACGCAGGGTGTGCAACGCAACCCCTATCAACCGGCCGCGCTCGGTCAGCTGAACATCTTCGACCCGAATCCGATCCGCACGACGGCCGTGTCGGTCGAAGAGCGCACCGGCACGCTGAAGCTGATCGGCTTCAGCGAGCGCGGCGCGGAAGGCACGCAGCGCACGACGGAAAAGCGCAAGATGCGCTACTTCGACGTGCCGCGTCTGATGCACGATGACACGATCCACACGTACGAAATCCAAAACATTCGCGAGTTCCCGGAGGGCCCGACGGGTCAAATCGTGACCGTGCCGATGCAGCTCGAGCGCGAAGTCGCGCGTCGTCTTGCGGGCCCGACGGGTCTGTTAGCGAGCGTCGAATACACGAAGGAATACCTGCGCCTCGCAGCGGTTCAGGGCATGGTTCTCGATCCGAAGGACGGCAGTGTCCTCTACAACTGGTTCGACGAATTCCAGATCACGCAGGCGACGGAAGTGGCCTTCAATCTGCAAGCTGGCGTAGCGAACAGTCTTCGACCGATCATCAACGGCGTCAAACGCTACATGGGCCGCAAGGCTCAAGGCGCGTTCACGAACCAGACGAAGATCATGGCGCTGTGCGGCGACGTGTTCTACGACCAGTTTTCGAACCACCCGGACGTGATCCGCACGTTCCTGAACTGGGAAGGCGCGAAGGACATCCGCAACGATGCGTTCGGCGATGCGTTCAGCTCGTTCGATTTTGACGGCGTCACGTGGGTCAACTATCGCGGCTCGGATGACAACGCGACCGTCAAGATCGCCGACGACAAGGTCAAGTTCTTCCCGGTCAACGCTCCCGGCATCTTCCAGGAAGTGATGGCCCCGGGCGAATCGGCGGAGTTCATCAACCAGCCCGGCGCGCCGGTCTATGTGCTGCCGATCATCGATCGCGATCGCCGCATGTGGTGGAAGATGGAAGTCTATTCCTACCCGCTGTACCTCTGCACGCGTCCGGAAGTTCTCGTCGGCGGTCGTTCGGAGGGGTAATGCCCATCAACTGGAATGCCGAGGTTATCGGCCCGCTGATGGGTGTCTTCGGCGAGCCGGTGACCTATATGTCGCTCAACGGCGCTCCGGCCTTCCAGGTAAGCGGCGTGTATGACAAGGCGTTTTTCGCCGTCAACGTCGAGACCGGATCTTTGGTCTCGACATCTCAGCCGACACTCGGCGTGCAGCTCTCGCAATTCCCTCCGAATTCACTCCCGAAGCAAGGCGATCAGCTTGTGATCGTCGGAACAGGTGAGCAATGGGAAGTGCGGGAAGTTCATCCCGACAGTAGAGGCGGCGCTCGTCTGATGCTCAACGTACCGGGGCAAACCGATGTCTGATCCGACCGCGCGCGCGGACTTCCGCGCTGCGCTGCTTTCCGTGCTTGGCGCGGTGAGTGCGCATCTGTATTCGCCGGGCGATTGGAATGTAATTGCAGGAAAGCTCCCAGCGATCAAGGTGCGTTACGGCGGTGAAGAGAAGCGGTCGCTCGGCAATAGCGGGCAGACCGCTTTCGACACGACGAGCATCTTCGAGATTCGCGTCGAAGTGTCGGCTGCCTCCGGTCCGGCGGCGCTGCTTGCGCTCGAAGGTCTGCAAGCAGACATCGAGGCGGCGGTTTTCAAGAGCGTGCCGCTGCGCAATCTCGCGCAGGACTTCCCGTTCGTGCGGAATCAGACGGATGTGAGCGCTGAGGGCGAGACGCACATCGGCGGAATGCTGATTTCGCTCGGCGTGCAGATGTACGAGACGTTCTATCCGGACGTCACTGCGCAACTCGCCGAGATCGATCTGACTGCCGACATGGTGAACGTGTACGACCCGACGGGCACATATGCGAACCCGCCGTTCCCCGACGCCGTGAAGCCGGCACCGCGCACCGAAGGCCCCGATGGACGGGCTGAAGGCTTCGTCAAAGCAACATTCTCTTAAGAGGTGACGAATGATCGTCAAACCTGCACCGGGCCTCAAAGTGCGGCATCCGGTCACGAAGCAGTTTCTGCCGCCCGAAGGCATCGAAGTGCCGGATGGCGATATTTTCTGGACGCGCGCGGCGAACGACGGTGATGTCGTCATCGAAGCGCCGACGCCCGCAACCGCAACGAAGAAGGCTGGGGGTGACGCGCAATGACCGTCCCGTTCAAACAGATCCCGCAGAACCTGCGTACGCCGCTGTTCTTCGCTGAGATCGATAACTCGCACGCCAACTCGGCGGTCGCGAATCAGCGCGCGTTGCTGATCGGTCCCATGACGACCGGCGCCGCTGCGCAGAATGTGCCGCTGCTCTCCGCTGGTACGGGCGACGCAAACACCCAATTCGGCGCGAATTCAGTACTCGCACTGATGACGGCCGCATACCGCCAGAACGATACGTTCGGCGAGTTGTGGTGCCTGCCACTGGCTGACGCTGCCGGCGCGACCCCTGCGACAGGTTCGATTGGTGTCACCGGCGCCCCGACCGCGAACGGCACGCTCGCCCTCTACATTGCCGGGCAGTTGGTCTCCGTCGCGGTCGCGGCGGGTCAGACAACGGCGCAAGTTGCGACGGCTATTGCCGCAGCGATCAATGCGATTCCGGGCATGCCGGTAACCGCGGCGGTCACGACCAGCACTGTCAACCTGACGGCCGACAACAAGGGCCTCGTCGGCAACGACATCGACATCCGCTTCAACTATCAGGGCGCGGCGAACGGGGAAGTGTTCCCGACGGGATTCGCTGCGACGATCACGGCGATGACCGGCGGCGCAACTAATCCGACGCTGACGACGGCGCTCGGCAACCTGCTCGACATGCCGTTCGACTTCATCGCGTGCGCGTTCACCGACACGACGTCGATGGATGCGATCAAAGCGTTCCTGAACGATTCGACCGGGCGCTGGAGCTGGCAACAACAGGTATTCGGGCATGCGTTCTACGCGTACCGCGCTACTTGGGGGAATCTCACGACGTTCGGCACGGGCCGGAACAACCAGCACGAAACCGTGATGGGTTTCAACGACTCGCCGACGCCGCCGTGGCAATGGGCTGCGACGGTTGCGGCAGTCACGGCAGTGAGCGTGCGCGCGGATCCGGGCATTCCGATGCAGACCGTCGCGCTGACCGGCGTGCTGGCGCCTCCGCTGCAATCGCGCTTCAACCTGAGCCAGCGCAATACGCTGCTGTTCGACGGGATCTCGACGTTCACCGTCGCCGACGACGGTACCGTCGCGATTGAAAACCTGATCACGACGTACCAGACGAACGCGTCGGGGCAGCCGGACAACAGCTACCTCGAAATCGAAACCATGTTCCTGCTGACGTATGTGCTCCGTCGCCTGCGCACGATGGTGACGACGAAGTACGCGCGCGTGAAGCTGGCGGCCGACGGCACGCGCTTCGCGCCGGGCTCGGGCATCGTCACGCCGAAGCTCATCAAGGCCGACCAGATCGCTGAATACCGCGCGATGGAGTACGAAGGCTATGTGCAAGGCAGCGACATCTTCGCGCAGTCGATCATCGTCGAACAGAACGCGTCGAATCCGAACCGCGTCGACGTGCTGTGGCCTGGCACGCTGATCAATCAGCTGCGGATCTTCGCGCTGCTGGCACAGTTCCGTCTCTCGACCACGCAGTCCTGATCGTCCGTCAACGCATAGCGCCGCCCCTGACCGGGGCGGCGTTGTCATTTCTGGGAGCCTTAGATGGCGAACAACACAGGCCTCATTGCGGGCACCGCTTATCTGTCCGTCGATGGAGTGAATTACCAGCTCGAAGGCGAGCTTAAGTATGACGTCGCCAAGGTCACGCGTGAGTCGAAATCCGGACAGGATACGGTGCACGGCTTCAGCGAAATGCCGAAAGCGCCGTCCATCAGCGCGTCGATCCGAGATTCCGGCGGCTTGAGTCTCGCCGCGATCAACGCCATGACGAACGTCACGGTGGTGCTCGAGCTTGCCAATGGCAAGACGGTGATCGGGCGAAACATGTGGACCGTTGAGCCGAGCGACGTCGACACGGTTGAAGCGAAATTCCCGGTGAAATGGGAAGGTCTGCAGGGCTGTATAACGGAGAATTAAGCGATGAGCGAAACGAAAACGATCGTTCTGCGCAAGCCTTTGAAGCACGGCAAGGACGACGCGGAGACGGTGGTGAGTGAGATCACGATTCGCGAGCCGCTCGCTGGCGACTACGAAAAGGCCGAGCAGTCGTCGGGTGTGTATGGCACGTCGGTCGCGCTGATCGCGCTGCTTAGTGGCGTGCCCGTCGATGTGATCGACCAGATGTATGGCAGCCAGATCGATGAAGCCGAAGATTTCATTGCTTCGTTTGGTCACGACGCGGCGCGAAATCCCGCTCGTAGCGCCGACGAGATCGTCATTCAGTTGACGACGCCCGTCCGGATCACGAAGGACGACAGCGCGCTGAATATCGCGTCGCTGACGCTTTGCGAGCCGACGAATCAGCAAAAGCGGAAAGCCGAGGCTGCCGGCGGGCCATTCTCGCGCATGGTGGCGCTGATCAGCCTGATAGGCAAGGTGCCGAAGAGTTCCGTTCGCGGGCTATGTGCGCGTGACTTCCTCGAGGCGGTGGCCTACTTCAACGGTTTTCAGGTTCGGCGGTCACCGGACTCGGACGACTGATCGCCGCGCAGGTCTCGATTCCGGAGTGGTGGGATGACCGTCTCGCCGAACTGACGCACATGATGCGTTGGACTCCGGATGTGGTCGAGCAGATGACAGAAACCGAGACCCTGCGTTGGCTCGAAAGAGCGCGTCGCCTGGGCAAACGCATTGGAGTGGTCGCATGAACATCGGTGGCGGCGCAGGCGCCGTGCTCGGCACCGCCTCGGGCATTGGCAATCTGGCGAGTTCTCTCGCCGCGCGGCTCGGCGGATCTGCCGCGTCGTATTTCGACCAGTTGCGGCCGGCGTCCTACCGCGGCGTGTCGTTCGTCTCGCTCGGCGGTGAGTCCGCATTCGGGCGACGTAATCAGGTGCACCAATATCCGCAGCGCGATACCCCGTGGATTGAGGATCTTGGGCGCGGCGCGCGGCGCATCCGCATGTATGGCTTCGTCATCGGTGACGACGTGATCACGCAGCGCGAGCTGATGATCTCGGCGGTGGAAACGGCAGGAGACGGCGAACTCGTACATCCGACGCTCGGTCGCCTGACTGTCAACCTGATGGACTTCCGCAGCGTCGAGCGGTGGGAGCAGGGCCGGTACTTCGAATTCCAGTTCGAATTCGTCGAAGCGGGCCAGCGCACCTACCCGGCGGCCGAAACAGCGACGACGCAGACCGTGTTGAACAGTGTTGCGGGGCTGAACGTTGCCGCCGCGCTGAACTTCGCGAAGACCGCGCTGAACGCGATCGCATATGGCGCCGCCGTGCTCGGCACGGTCGTCAATACCGCGCTGGGCTGGTACACCGATGCGAAGAATATCGTCGGCGACGCACGGAACCTGTTTCAGTTGCTGTTCAATCTGCCTGGCGACTTCGGTCGTTTCGCGGGCAGCGCGACGGTTCCGACGTTCAGTAAGTTCCCGAGTTCATCGGTGCAGTCGAACCAGACCACGCAGTCGATGTTCGAGGCCGCGACGACGGCGCGCGCGAATGTCAGCACCGCTGCTGACGCGATGGCCGCCGCAGCAGCAGGATTCGACGCAACGATGATCGATGCCTTTACAGCATCGGTGCAGGGCGTCACATCCGCAGTTTTGGCCGCGACGAACGATCCAAACGACTCGATTCGCCTTCTGTCGACACTCTCGACGTTTGTGCCAGATGCAGGCACGACGACGTCTGTCATCGGCACGGCAATGGGAGATATGCAGTCGGCATGCGGCGATCTGTTTCGGCGTACATCGATCGGCGCGGTCGCGCAGGCGTCGTCGACGTATCAACCGACGTCGAGCGATGATGCCGCGCGCGTGCGCGATCTTGTGACCGGGCTGATCGATGCGGAGATGACTGTTGCTGGCGATCAGGGCGAAGACGAAACGTATGAAGCACTTTCGACGCTGCGCGCGGCGGTCGTTGCGGATCTGAACAAGCGCGGTGCCGGGCTGTCGTCGATCAAGACGTTCAATCTTCCTTCGACGCTTCCGTCGCTCGTAGTTGCGACGCGGCTCTATCGCGATCCGACGCGCGCGGACGAACTGGTCGCACAGGCAAATCCCGTGCATCCGGCTTTCTTCCCGACGACCTTTAAGGCGTTGGCAAACTGATCTTCGAGCGGTTTCATGGCAAGCAAAATCTCCATTGCGATCACCGCGAAGAATCAGGCGTCAGGCCCGATTGCGCAGGTGACGAACAGCCTTTCGAGGCTGCAGGCGCAGGCGAACAAAGGAAAGCTCAATAACCTGGGCAGTTCGATTGCCGCTGGCTTCAGTTCGAATGGTGGTGCAATCTCTGAGATCGCGAGCTTCGTCGGCAAGGCGGGCATCATTGGCGGCATTACCGCGCTGACATTCAAGATTGCGCAGCTTGAGTCGCAATGGGCTTCATCGGTGCGTTCGATGAGCAATCTGGCTGTGCGAAGCGGCCTTTCGACGACGTCGGCGTTCGGCGTGCAGTATGCGGGGCGTCTCGCCGGGCTCTCGCCCGAACAGGCGAACGCCGGCATTGAGCAAGTGCGGCAGACGTACAGCGACGCGATCAACAACCGCAATCCGGAGGCGTTGAAGCGCTTTCAGGCTGCCGGGATCTCGACTGATCCGTCGCGGATCGAGTCCATCGAATCGGTGCTGACGAAACTGGCTGCATACGCAGACGTACTCCGTCAGGGCGGCAAATACGGCGGCGCTCAGAATTTCCTAAATGCTGCCGGCGCGGGTTCGCTCGGTGACTTCCTGAATCGCGGTCCCGCGCAAGTGGCGGCCGATCTTGCGGCCGCGAAGGCATATATCCCAGATGAGCAGGATGTGCAGCGCGCTCGGGAATATGCGGACGCGTCGGCGAGGCTGGGCATCACATACGATCGTCTGAAGACGACGATCCTCAGTGGTATCGAGCCGGGACTGAACTCAGCCCTCAACGGCGCGCAGTTCTTCCTTGATGCACTGAGCGGGCGAAGCAGACCGCAAGCGCAGCCGAGCGGATCAGATTCGACGTCGCAGCGCATCTGGGACGGTTTCGAGCGGTTCGGTAACTCGTTTCGCGGCAATGGCGCTGTGACCATGGCCCAACGCGGTCAGCAAACCGCAGTTGGAGATGGCGGAAAGCTGGAGCAGGCGCGCTCAATGGTCGAGTGGTACATGAATCACGGTGCCAGCCGAACCGCCGCCATCGGGATCGTTGCTAATGCGAGCCGCGAAAGTAGTCTCGACGAGCGCGCTGTCGACGCGACGGGCAAGTTTCGGGGGTATTTCCAGTGGGGACCGGAGCGGCGTGCGGCATACGAACGCATGTTTGGGCGGCCGCTGGATCTCGAGCCACCCGAGCGCCAGATGGCTTATTCGGTGTGGGAGTTGAACCATACAGAGACAGCCGCGGGGCGAGCACTCACAGATGCAAGAGATCCGGCTGACGCGGCCGCGAAATTCTCATCCCTTTATGAGCGGCCGACTGACGTAAAGGGTGAGGCTCAGATTCGTGCGGGCATTGCTCGCGATCTGGATAGCCAACTTGGTCAGGGTGTCCAGGGTGAAGGCGGCAAAGTGCGCGTTGAGATCGTGCACAAAAATGCGCCGCCGGGAACAAGCACGAATGTGACGTCGTCGCCGAACGTCGATACCCAATTGACAACCGATCGCCAGCAGGCGCCGCTGGGCGATCAATACGCCTATTCACCTGGTAATTTCTGATGCCGAATGCGGACCGCATTGTCGACGCCGTAGGAGCGAAGCCCGGCGCCGATGCAGTGCGCGTGCTGATGACGCAAGACGGATTGCGATTGACCGGGTGGAAGGCGGTGCGGATCACGCGATCGATCGAGGTCGCGACGTCGGCGTTCACCCTCACGTGCTCGTCTGACGCGAACACGCTGAAGTTGATCGGGAAGGAGGGCGCGCCGGTCACGATCTCGATCGGCGATGACGTAGTGCTGTCGGGCTATGTCGAGACGGTCGAAACAATCCTGACGCCGAAGTCAGACGACATCACGATCACTGGGCGCGGGAAGCTAGCGGATCTCGTCGATTGCTCATGCCGGATTGACCGGGTGAACATGAACACGTCGCTGCAGATGCTGTGTGCGGGCATAACAAACCAGTATTCGATTGGGATGTTCATTCCGCCGAATGGGACGCAGGCGATACTCGATCAATTGCCAACGCTGCCGCGGCAGATCATCAGCATCACCGAGACGGCGTGGGAGGTCATCGAGCGCTACGCTCGATATTGCGGCCTTCTCGTGTTCGAAAGCGAGCTGGGCGAACTGACGATCTCGCAGGCAGGAACTGAACTGGGAGCGTCTGGTGTGGCCGTCGGCAAAAACGTCGAGGCGCTTGCTTGCACGAAAAGCACGCTGGGAACCTTCAGCACATACAACGCCGTGCTGAGTGCATACAGCGCGGGCGCGGATGACGAAAGCATCCCGAACCTGCCTGTCGTGACGGTGGTGAACAACTCGACGACGGCGAATGCTCTTCGGTTCAGGCCGACGTATTTCGTATCGGAGCAGAGCGCGACGGATCGCGATTTCGTCACGAAGCGCGTCAATTGGATGGCATCGCGGGCATACGGGCGTTCGCGGCGCGTGCGCGCGTTGGTCGACAACTGGCGCGACGCGAGCGGCTCGCCGTGGTTTGTGAACGTCAACTATCCGGTGTCTGCTGAGAGATACGGCATTCCGGCGAACACGATCCTGCTGCTCTCGGAAGTGACGTTCATCCTCAACGAGAGCGGCACGCACGCCGAACTCGTCTTCGGGCCGCGCCAAGGGTTCCTTCCGGAGCCGATCGCGCTCGACGTGCTGCCGATGGACGAATCGATTCAAACACCTGCGGAGCGATAGTGCTGGCTGATCTGAACAGGCTTGCCCGGCGGATTCTATTGCTGATGGCGCGCGGCGCTATCTCGCTCGTCGACGATACGAAGAGCGTGCAGACGTTGCAGGTGAGGCTCAACGCGCTCGAGCTGATTCCGGATGTGCCGCGCTATGCCGAATACGGTTTCACGTCGAATCCGCCGGACGGCACACAGGCGCTCATAGCCTTCAAGAATGGCGACCGTAACGATGGGTTCGTGATTGCGACCTCGAATGCGAAATACCGCATGACGGGTCTCGCTTCTGGCGAGGTTGCGATACACGACAGCCGCGGGCAGTCCGTCTATCTGACGGACGCGGGAATCATCGTGGACGGTGGCGGCAACCCGATCACATTCACGAACGCACCGGAAATGATCGCAGATACGCCGTTGCTGAAGTGCAAGGGCGACATTCTCGACAACTACGAGACGAACACCCGCACGGTCGCCGGTATGCGGCAGGTGGCGAACACACACACGCATGATGTTCCGAACGTGACGCTCGGCGGAAGCACGCGGACGTCTAATGGACCAAATCAGCTGGAGTAATGCATGTCGGACATCTCCGTCATCTGGGACGTCGACAACTCCCGGGGCGACTGGCAATTCGTCGCGCCGGTCCTCGTCACAGGCAACGATCTTCAAACGGCCGTGCTAGTCAGCATCTTCACGGATCGCGCGGCGAATCCCGACGATGTGATCCCGGATGGGACTGGCGATC